CAATTTTTATTCCTGCACTGATAATATGCAGTAGATGCCATTACTGGATTCCCAGTTCCAATGCATATTCTTTGTCCAGCCTGATATGACCATAGTTATTGTCAGCTAGGACTTTGCTCACCTGGCCTGGAGCAACCTTGGCTTCAAACACCGTGGTGTGAATGCCCCACTTGGTGTTGCGGCCTGTGATACGTGTACCATTGGCATAGACAGCGCCTTGATTGGTAACTTCAATTGTGATTAGTTTGCGTTTCATAGTGTTACAACAAAGAGTCGTATGCAAGTTCATGCACAACATCGCCGTTTTTATCTGTTAGCTGCTCTAGCTCGTCATCGGTAAGTTCGATGCCATTTGTGTACTCTGCATAACAAAAGTATGCATCACAAAAGTCTGGATAGTCGCTGCTGTCAACTCCGTCAACTTGCAAGCTGCTGAGTTTAATTTCGTGTCCGTTGAGATTCATGATGTAGTCCAAAAGTTTCTATTAGGTGATTATACTGCGCAACACCTTTATAGATTGCATCAGCAAACAAATATTCGGCAAGTTTTTGAATCATCGTTTAACTCCAAATTGTCGTGAAATTCGATATGACACATTGCCTACTGCATTTGATTCTTCGATAAGGCCAGCACTTTCCAACTCGTCTTCTCTGTTTTTAGCAATAGCAAGGCATTCCCCTACAATCAACTCGGCGAACTTTGCATCAACCCACTCTTGGGGCAACAACGTATTTTCTGCATACCCATGCTCTTGACGAACACAGGACTCTGCTTGTTGTTTAAGTTCTTTAATTCGTTCGTTCATCATTACAAATCTCCCATGCCAAGTTTGTTACGCAATTTGTTGATAAAATGTGCATTAAGCAAAGCTACATCCAAGAGGGCAAACCCGGATACTACAACCAGCATACAAAGAAGTATCATTACCATGTCCATAACAAATTTCATACTAGTTCTCCTGTAGCATCGTTGACACAGCCTACATAGACTGCCTTAAATTTGCTATTGAACTTTGCTCCCCAATTGAAGGCTTTGATTGCTTCGTTGGCTTGTTCTTTGGTATCAAACTCCCACTCCCACTTAACCTTGTGCAGGTTAGGCAGGCCGTTCTCTACAGGGTGGACTTGGACGATGTGAAAGTGTTTGGTCATGTTATACCTCACAATTACTACGAAGTTCAGTCCAATACACTTCACCTTGTATGTCAGTTGATGTTTGGACTTGACAAAGATTAATACCAAAAACTTTACGGGGTTTTTTAATTACCGTTAATGTTTCGCCAATCTGGGCCATTGCTACTCGTTTCATACCGGGAGCATTGCTATCCCAAATAGTGATTCCAGCAACAGTGGGTGCGCCAACTGCCCCGGGCAAAATTCCCGCTGTATTTGCTTTTAGGCTCTTGACACGGATCATTGTGCCTGGTACGATATTTTTATCTAATGCCATTAGTCTACTCCAAAATGTTTCATCATGTCTTCAACACATCGTTTGACTTCCATGTCTTCACGATTCAAATCGCCCATGAAACGTTTTTGCACTACACCAATTGCAGTACGTGCAACCATCTCTGTGTACTGTTGCAGTTCATAAGTGGTCATTGTAAACATGGGATTACCCATAGCATTCTTGACTACCTGACAACCGGTGCTCTTGGCAAGATCATGTAGCTGTTCGCGATCGGTAATCATTCTGCACCCTCTTGCATCATCATTAACTCAGATGCTGCTTCAAAACCGTTAACACGAAACATTTCTTTACCATTGCGATTGATAACAACCATACAGATATCATCGTATTCGGCCCACTCAATGGCTTCTTGTATCGCCTCACTGAGATCTTTAGTCTCACACTTGACTTCGTCAAGTTCTTTACAAAATACTTTATACATCTCAGGCCTCCAAAGTGTAAGGTTTGTCCCAACGACCAACGTTAACATCCACATACCAACCAACGTTGAAGTAGTCGCTTTGGATGTCGCTGTGGTCATGATTGCCCACATTCATTGCAGCAAAAACTTCTTTCATGAAGTCAAGTGCAACACCAGTAAAGTGTTCCTGATACCAGTAAGGGTTAACATCAATGTAAGTCTTTGCATGACTAACAGGGTTAGTACTACGCTCGTTGTAGTTGCCAACAAAGTCAATAGCGCCACTCTTGATGTTAAGAACCAGTGTACTGTGATGACGCACTGCAATGCTGGCCTTGACGCCATACTTTTTGCAAATTGCTTTTACCACTGGTGCGATTTCTGCTTTGCGTTCTTGACTCATGTATGCCATTTTCTACTCCTGGGTGTTGTTTGCTGCTATGTCATTAGTATAACACCATTTTGGGCAAATTAACCAAAAAGATTAAAAAACTTGAAAAATATTTTCAAGTGTGGCATTTTTACAACACGTTAAGGTGCAATACCTACACAGTAATCATACTGCGGTTCACCATCTTCGTCTGGATCCTGGCACTTGAGTACAAAAGCCTCATACTCGGGGCTAGTGCCATCAAAGTCGTAACGATATTCTGAGTGGTCATTGTCCCATGTTGCAACACGTACAGTGGGCACAACACCATTGAGGCAACGAGTTACACGGTCAATTACCCACTGTTTATGATGGGCACCATCAATGGCCCCATACATGTAAATGCACAACATAGCCCAGTCCTTTGCAGTGTACTTGCTGTACTCAGGATGGGTTGCAATATCTACTGGAGTTTCACCTAAATATTTTGTCATGTCTGATTGTAGCACATTTGGCCATTAAAAAAACCCGCCGAAGCGGGTTTGGGGTGTAACACTTTGGTATTACTTTTTAGCTGGCGTAAAAGCCTTGCTAAAAGCGTCTGTTACTTTAGAGTAATCAAACTTAGAAACTTCTTGAGCAGCTTTTACAGTTTCGCTGGCCAATTTAGTTGCAACATCAGTACCTGCTTTAACAGCAGATTTAGTGTAGGCAGTTTGGGCATCAACAAAGCTGTTCAATGCATCAGCAACAGTTTTGTTCTGTGCAAATACAGTGCTAACAAAGTTCTTTTTACCAGTTTGGATTGTGTCGATAGTTGTGTCAAGTGTAAACATAATTTCTCCTTTAGACGAAAGTTTACTATAAAAATAAGACCCGCCCTATGCAGCATCTCATGTGTTATTGTATTAGTATTTATACTATGAGTCAAGCGTTTAATGCATTTTTCTCTAGTGAGCGATCACTAATGCAGAAAAAATACCAAGGGGTGTTACCGAGGTTAAATATTACACTGATATTTCAATTAGGAGATTAAAATGGAAATTATTATCGGATTGGCAGTAGTTGCCGTAATTGGTTACTTTATTTGGCCTAAAACCAACGCTGAAGCTACTGTTACCGCAGAAGCACCGTACAAGGTCGAAACACCAGTTGTACCAGCAGATGTAACTGCGTCTATTAGCGAGACTGCACAAGTTGTTGATTCACCAGCAGCCAAAGCACCTGCTAAGAAGGCTCCTGCAAAAAAGCCAGCAGCTAAAAAGGCTCCTGCAAAAAAGCCAGTGGTTAAGAAAGCCGCTGCAAAACCTAAGAAAACTGCATCTAAGTAAAAATGCTGTTAACGCAGGTGGGGGTATTTGTTCCTAAGGAGACAAATGCCCTTTTTTCTTTTCATTTTTCAAAATGTTGGGTACAGCATAAGATTACTGTTTACAATGATGTTGATGAATTTGTCAACAGTCATCATGATAAAAAAATCGCATGCTTTCAAATGCCCTATCCCGTAGAAGAATCATTTAATGCAACTGTAGATAATCTACTGCCTGCTTGTGATCATGTACTGATACTAATGAGTGAACTGCATGACCGTACTGTGGATTTTATTGTACGTCACGATCATGCTAAGGTCAGTTACTTTATATGTGGCGAACTAAACTTTCAAGTTGATCACAGCCCTGTTCACAAATTCTACGATTGGTTTACAACCACTGTTCATTTTTACAAACACGAACGCCCACAGTTGTTGTCCAACAGCCTAACCCCATACACACCAAAAGGAAAATACTTTGATGTGTTGTTGGGAAGACAAAAGCCACACCGTGATCTAGCATATAACCGGGTTGATAAAGATTACAACATTGTTACCTATCTTAAAGATCAAGACTTTGGTAATCCAGCCAGCTGGTTGTGGCCTGCAGATCTAAAGTTTACAAAGCCAGTTGAATGGACTGTTGATAGAGTAAACTACGAAGGCTACAACATGAGCCTTAGTCAGATTGTGCCACTGGATGTGTATAACCAAACAGTTTACAGTTTGATTGCAGAAACCAATTACAGCAATCACTATAGCTTTTACACAGAGAAAACAGTTAAGCCCATACTAGGGCAAAGATTGTTTATTACACTCAACGGACAACACGCTCTTAGAAATCTAAGAGCAATAGGATTTAAGACGTTTGATACTGTGATAGACGAAAGCTATGATGAAATACTAGACTTCCGCGAAAGAACTGCTGCTGCATTATCGCAGTTGGAGTACCTGTGCACTAGACAACAGGGAGAGATATTAGAGCGTATTAAACCAATTTGTGAACACAACTATAGTCATATGATGCGTACAAATTGGTATGAGGCTTACTTTATGCCGGCCTTTATCAATTACTTTAATCAATAATACCAAAGTTCGCCCAACGGGCATCACCTAAACTTACCCAACCCAACGGTCCGCCTAGTGTAGGATTTGAATTGAATACAATGCTGCCCTTGGGTTGATCATTGCTTGGTGGTACTTCTGCCACTGCAAAGCTCATTGTACCTATGTTAATCTTGTTAACTTCAACACTGCCATCGGTTGCCAGCACCAGGTTGTTTTTGCCATTGGCACTGAGTACCAAACGTTGTGCACGTGGTGTTTCAATGATAGCTGCGTTTGTTGCAGTCTTACCAAATCCCAATTCTACTTCTTGGTCCCATACACTTAATGCTTTGGTAGGTTCGATTGTGTTAACACCAACACGGGTGCGACTAACGTACAATGTTTCAGCTAAGAAGCTTTCGCCGGATACTTGCAATTCGTGCAGTGTGCCCAAACTTTGTAAGTTACTAAAAGTAATAAAGTTACCTAATCTAGAACCGTTGACAATTTCTTGTCCGGCAACTTTAATTTGATCTAAATCCAATCCGTTTTGCTTGATGCGATCAACAACAAAATTGGCATAGCTGTCAAACACGGTTGAATCCAGTGATGTTCTAACGTTGTTAACTGCACTGTCAACAAACTGTTTAAACATAGGACTTGATTCTGCTATCTTACCAGTAACGTTTAGATCGCCCTCGATAGTTGCTGTACCCTTGACAGTCAAGTCCTTGGTCAGTAAATTGTTTTCAACAACTGTTACATCATCCATAACAGTCAATTGGCATTGTGTGGCTTGATCGTCTATGCCAGTACTGCCAAAGTTGCGGATAATACCACCCGAGATGTTGTCCCCTGTGACACTAAATCCACTGAAATCAATTGCTTCGGCTGCAATGCTGCCGGCCGGAAATGTAACTTGCCCGTTCTTAATTGCGCTAAGAATAACAGTTTGATAGGCTTCGTTAAAATTAATTCTACTCAACTGATTGTTTACCGCTTCGGCAACAATTTTTAAGCTGTCTCCTTTTACAGAGTTAGACAACGTTGTTGACAGATTGTCTAGTCTAGTCTTTAACTGGCTTTCAATATTCTTAGTATCAATTGGCAGTTGACGTAACTTAGCGTCTAACTTCTGGTCTAGCTTTTCTGCTAACATTGGTGTGCAGTCGATTGCATTAATGACTTCAGTAACTCGTTGGTTAATGATATCAGTGACTTGACTCTGCACTCGATTTGTTATTTGTGCAACAATGTTTTGCACTATTTGGTTTACGTTTTGATCAATATCCATGGTTGTCGAACTGTATGCTAATTACGTGCTCGTAATTTTTCTTAATTAAACTCTTATACATTAAATTCTTGTGTACCAAGAAATTTGCCGCACCAGAATCGATACTAAACTTAGCCAATTGCTTAAAGTACATTGTCCTACGAGCAAAAGGACCATGTGCGGTTAATATGTTTTCGGGTGTATCAATTTCGTGGACTGTTGTAGTCCAGTTTGTTCGATCTTTTAGGTCCCAATTATGGTTCTCTAAAAACACCTTACTGTCATTACCGTTTTTAACCAAAGCAGGCTGACTAAATTCGCGATCTTTATAATCTTGATTTTTATAATCACGTAATGTACTTATCACAAAATCAGTGGCTAAATTACAAATAAAGGCAATCTTGCGTTGCTGGTCTTCGTCTGAATCTGCAAAAGTAAAATACTCGTCCATTGCAACCACGCATTGGAACTTCTTTTGGTATTGGGACAGATTGTTGGAATCTAGGTACGTGACTTTAACGCCCTGGCTGCTTATAAAGTCTAACGCTGCTGTGCTGATGTCTGTTACGTAAACGTTACGAGAGCTTTTGCTTAGTACAGCAGGATTAAACCCAACAAACAATACATCTGTCGGGGTCAAGTTCTCGGTTGCGTAAACGCCATCTAAGATGTCTTGCTTACGTGCAACAACATCGCCGATCTTAGGATTAAATTTTAATGCAGAAAGTATTGCATCAGTGTATAAAGAAAAACTCATAACGTATTTATTTGGATCTAATTAAATCCAATGTTACGCAATGAAAGCCTCCTCCTAGCGTACGGCTATGACGTAATTCCAAGGGAATAACTTTGATCCCTTTAGCATCCAGCACGTCATGTAATCTTGTTTGTCTAGCGTCACAAATAACCGTGTTTGGGTCCACCGAGAGCATGTTAAGGGCGATCCATTTGCTTGCATATGGATACTCATAAAAGCCTTGAGGTTCAACTTCATCCACATATATCTTCTCCCAACCAGCGAAGGCTCGTGGGCAGTTTGTTTCATTGACTCTAGATCCATTTAATAATACCAATCCTTCTCTAAGAGCAACAATTGTAGAATCAATATGTACACCTGCATAGAAGTTACACAGTTCAATTTCCACATCGGGTACTTGGTTGCACAGCCAATCATATGCTGCTCGGTTGCCGCTAGCTGATTCTAAAAATAACCACCGGTCTTTGGCTACACGTAGAATGTTTGCAGCATCCAGTACCATGCCTTTATCTCGTGGCATGTGAATAATGTGTTCTGCTTCTTCTAACACATCAATGTAACACTGATATTCCATGTCACGACAAGGATACATCATTGCAGGATTGATAATAATACCGCCGTGCACAATCAATCGATCACGGGGGCAATAGTTGTAAAGCCCGTCATGTACTTGGAAGTTCAATGGGTCTGGGCGTAATACTTCTACACCATGTGCAGTTAGTATGGCACACAGTTGGCTCAAGTCTTTGTTAGTTTCGTTGATAATCCATTGGGGAACTGGTCCACTTGGCAGTGGAGTTTCTTTCCACAAGGTATTTTGTTCTTCTGCACGAAAGACTGGGTCGTATACTGGCCAATTGGCGTGTGTAGCATCTCCAACAATAATACGCTTTAACGGATCGTATTCATTCCAACTTGATATCATAGGTACTTTAAAATAAATGTTGTTAGCAATGGCTCTTCTTCGTCTGTTACATCAATACTTAAATTCATGTCATAAACATATTTGGCTGCAATGCCATCCCATTTGCCTGCCCCTTTTGTGGCCCACCAACGGATATTTTCCTTGCTAACATTTTCGATAAGCCATTCACTAACATCCGGCCAGTTATCTCTATTAATGTGATACTGTTTGATCATACCCATCTCAATGCGAACATTGACCTATGTAGTTCATTTTTAATTCCCCATGTTGACTTGTGTTCTTTGTTGTATCCGGCCCATATTAAATCCGATTCAATATCTCGTTCGTAGCACCAATCTATGATTTCTTGACGACCATGCTGATAGACTTTGACCAGTTCATCGTCGGTGTATTCAACTAGTGTTCCATCATGTTGAAGTGCCCACTCTGTCATACATGCCCTGTGATTTGTAGTGTGTAACGCGGCTCAATGCCAATGTTTGCTGCCGCATGCGGAGTATCATAATCCCACTCTAGTACTGTTCCTGCGTCCCAGTTAACAAGGCCCATGCCATTGATTTCACTGTAGTGGCCGGGATGCCAGTCTTCTAAGAATACAATGGCACGGCGAATGGATTTTTCTTTACCTTGAAGGTTGTGCACTTTGATATATCGAGCGTACAAGTCGCTGTGCGTTGGCAATACCGTACCTGTGTCCATTCTGTAGTAACTTGTACCAACATCTTTCCAGCCCATCTCTTGATAAATTTGTAAAAACTTATCATTCCAAGTTGGCTGGTCCTGTCTCATATCACACATGTAGCCGGTAAACTTGTTACTATAGCCAAAGTTAATCCAACGTTCAACACTTACAGGATCATTGAATTGTTCTTGCTCATACGTTAGATGATGAAACTCATTGTCCCAGAATACAGGAATTTTATACTTTGCGTGTATTGCCATAGTGGATAACTTTAATGTCCGAACGGTCTGTTGTGTACTGACGCCATGGATCGATTATAACGCTGCCAGCATTAATCTTGCAATAGAGTTCTTGCTCGTTCTTTTCGCCGGCATAGCCATAGGTGATGCGTCGATTGTGTGCAAGCAAGACTACACCCTTAACAGACTTGGGATTAAGTTCCTCAGTTAGTGGGTCAATGTAATGTGGTACAATTCCAAACTCACGTTCAAGATAGTGTCCAATTAACAAACTGTAGCTACCTTCTAAGTATGCTACATCTGGCTTGTATGCTTTGCCGTGAATATAGACTGGTAGTAGTGCATTGTTAGCTTCTTCTGCTATAAACTTTGCTACATTACGTGCTTGGATTTCTCGTGCATTCATAATAGCGTCAAACAAATCGTAGCCGAGATCTAATCGCTCTGCAAGATACCTTAATGCAATGTTATCTCGTGGGTGGCAGGGCCCGGCATCACCCATCCCTGCTGTCATATACTTGGGCCCCATGATTCGCATGCTAGATTTCGCTAGTGCATCTGTCACGACGTCTACGTTAATATTGCCTTGCTTGATGGCAACGTCCTGGATCATGTTAGCTAATCCAATCTTAGCACTAATAAACGTATTGTAAAACACCTTGATACATTCTGCTTCGTCCCACGTACCTACTTCATATCTAGGTTCATTTTGCATTAAGGTCTTGTAGAAGTCGATTAGTTCTCGAGCATCTCCTGTAAGACTCCCGTCTTCTGTACCAATAATAACCATCTCCGGATTGACCATGTCCCACTCAACCGATCCCATGGCAATCAAGTAAGGGTTGTAAATGAAACGTGGATTTGTAATATGTTGGCGTAGTCGTCCTCGCACTGTACCTGGCAGCACTGTACTGATCAGCACAACCATTTGTTCTGGTCGTGCCCAACAGTTGATTTGTTTAAGAACATGTTCAACAATATCGTAGTTAAAATCGGTATTGGGCAAGTGTGCAATAGGGCTAGCACCACCATATTTGGGATCATGCGGAGTTTGTACTGCGACAAAAATAATGTCTTGTCCAATAACAGCATCTTTAAGTTGATCAACAATTTTGATCTTGTCACTATTTTTACGGTAAATATCATATCCAGTGACAGTATGCTTGGTTGCCATTACTTCGGCACACGCCATCCCTAGTTTCCCAACTCCAATAAAACCTATATTCAATTTATGTTCTCCTTAGACAATTTCTATAGTATTCTGCACACTAACCTTATTAAGCCTCTACACACAACTGGTCGTAGTGTTTATTTTTATCCATTTGGTACATACGACAATAAAGTAATATTAGACGGCTATAGTACGTACCGAAATTTAATTTCTGAGAAATCTGGGGTACATTGTTATTTTGTTGACCAAGAGCCTCTGTATGATTATACATTATCAACTATTAAGGACTCAATTCTATTTCCACCAAACTTCGAACCAGGATTTGTTAGACCTCGCAATCTAAGCATATTTGCCAACAGCGAGCATAGCCAAATGAAAGACAATTTTCTCAAAGAAACAAATCTAAAAGACTGGTACTATTTTTATCACGGATTTGCAGCACTTGATTGGTATCGAGACTATCGATATATTAGAAATAACAATAAAAGATTCAACAGTGTATTTAGCTGCTATAACCATTTAATATCTAAATATAGAAGTTACCGACTGCATCTAGTCAGCAACTTGATCAATAACAATTTACTACAGTACGGGTCTGTCAGCTTGCCGTTGACTGAAGGTACAACAACCTGGAAAGACATAATTGAAGATCCGTCTACACCGCTTGATAGTCAAGCAAGAAAACAAATATACACAGCATTACGCGATGTTGACTGTCCGTTTGTTGCAGATGCAGAACAAGTAAATGGAACCTTTAGTGCAAAATTGAATCTAGATCACTTGACAGATTCCATGTTTCATATAGTAACTGAAACCATTTATTTTCAGCCCAAACTACATCTAACCGAAAAGATATTCAAACCCATTGTGGCCAAACGTCCGTTTATACTTGCAGGAGCAGTGGGCAACTTGGCATACCTAAAACGCTATGGATTCAAAACATTCGATCGTTGGATTGATGAAAGCTACGACCTTGAGCCAGATAATTATCTACGTATGGAAATGATTACTGCGGAAATTAAAAAGCTGTGCGCTTTATCCAATGAGCAACAATTGGCCATGTTTGAAGACATGCAGTCTACCCTGGACTATAACTTCGAACACTTCTATAGTGACTTTAAATCGGTATTGGTCAACGAAATGATCAACAACTTAGACGGAGTACTGTCGCAGTTTAACAATGGCAAACAGCCCAATAATCACAGTAGGTTTCATTGGAGAGTAGAATTTGAACCCGGCTACCTAGACACTGTTCGAGCTCGACTATTACAGTGATCAATCTACTTGCTTGTAGATAAATTCAGCTTCGGGTATGCGAGTTCTTCCGTTCTTACTACCCAAGACAACAACACGCCGTAGTCCGCGTTCTGTTTTTACTGTCAGGATAATACAGCCACCAGCAGCAATGGTTGTGCCAGTCTTGCTTACAATAAACTCATGCTTGTGGCCTATCAAGGGATTAGTCTGTTTAAATATTAGCCACTTTTTCTTGTGTCGTATTTCCACTTTGGTCTTTGTAGCAGCATAAACAATGAGATAATTCTTTTCCGCTACATTTAACAATGTCAGTAAATCTTCTGCTGTACTTGTATTGCCCGGTAGTAGTCCTGTGGCATCTACGTAGGTAGTATGCTTCATACCGTACTTCACAGCATTGGCATTCATATCTCCAATGCAATTACCGTAGCCGCCTTTGTAATGTTTACATAACAGATCCGCTGCGTGGTTGTCACTTTTGACCATAGCTAATTCAATTAGCTCCTGTCTAGTCATCATGAGATTCTTGCTGTAGACTATGTACTGCGTTAAGTCCTGTTTAGAATCCATTACCGTCAGCACTGTCATTACTTTGGTAATGCTGGCCATGGGCCTAATAGTTTCGATGTCTTTACTGGCCAGTACTCTGTTGTCTGCGTCTGCTACGAGCCAGCTTTTGGCTGTAAGGTCGTCAGTGTCGTCAATAGTTGAGGAATTTTTCCCCCAGCTAAGGCTGCAGGAAAGTAGTGTAAGAATAATAATAAAGCGATGCATCTATCTATATAATTGTTGTAGTAGTTCATAATGGGGTGCCAAGTTTAGGAAAACGATAGTGCACTTCAGTTCCTCTGCTAAGGATACAAGCTGCTTCGTCGTCCATTTCAACCACTGTGAATTCACCAGTGCCTTTGTTTAAATAGACAATGGTTTTAGTTTGTTTGATGTCTGATGTTTTTCCAACTACCATTGGTTCTTGCTTATAAACAGTGGTAATAACTTTATGAAACTGTACCGATTCAAAGCAGACAACAGGCTTAACTGATTGTACTCCAGCTGCGTATGCAGTAGTTAGACCAAAGGATAATAATAGTAGAAGTTTATTCATACTTTTACTTAGCGGATTTTTTCCCACCAAGCGATGAAAAACAGAACTCCTATTAATATCCATTTAGTTACTCCAATTGATAGAGCCAATATAACTGTGTATGCCGCCCCAATGCCCTGCTCTAGTAGCCATGTTAGTATACTACTTTTCTTACTTTTCTTTGGCATTTTATCTTCCTGTATACTTCTTAGGTAATGATTCGATTCGACGTTGTTCTTCCGTCTTAGGAACCCAACCTGTTCCGTATTGAGGATATTTTTGAATTCTATCTTCTACTACATAGGCCATTAGCATGATGCTAAATCCAATGCCCAATATCATACCAACAGCTCCAACTCCTTCAATGAAGTATTTGTCCATTAGTTGTTGTTTGCGTCTTTTAGTTTCTGCTTCACTACGCATTTTTCTAGCAATAAGCACACGTTGGGTGGCGCCCATCTTCTGCATCATTGCTTCTACTTCGGTATACAATGCGCCTAGCTCGGGCGGGCTTTGATATACCATAAGTTCGCGTAGGTCCACTGACATTTGTTCCAGTTGCTTACGCATCAGAACACGTTGTAGCGCACGTTTACCTAGACTTGCATCGCCTGTGTAAACTTCTGTTTCTGCCCTGCGTTCTTCTTCTTCAAACACAGCCATGCACTTGTAGAAGTTGTCATAGTAAGTGCCCAAATGTTCGCCAATTTCAGTGTAGATGCCTGTATGTGCACCCTCATTGGCTTTTTTGTTCAGCTCAATTACTTCGTTCTTTTCGCGAATAAACTGATTACGTTGTTCTACTGTAGCGGGTTTTTCTGGGGGATGCAGCTTTTTAAACTGGTCATCCAAGTCCTTGAGAACGTCTTTGACTTCTCCGGCAGCACCCTTGATATCCTTATAGAGTTTACAGCCAGCCTTAACTGCGGATACCGCGCCATTAGCTAATGCAAACAGCGTTAACGGATCCATATGCGGCTCCTGTATGCGGTCTTACGACCAGCAGAGAACGTAGCTCTCAACTCTAATCGCATTTTTAGCTCCTGTTATAATAATTTTTTGAAAAATGCTTATTATTATTTACAGAAACCTTGTTCTAGATTAAATGCTGCTTATTCTGGGGTGTATTTGAACCAGTGGCATCGATGCAGTATTTGCATGACTTTATCGCCGGTGGTGTTTAGACGTTTTGCTGCGTATTCTACGAAGTAACTCCAGTCACGTTCGTAATGATCATTGCCCTGTTGCCAGGCTTGGTATATGTGTTGTAACTGACGCTCGTTCATTTTGTGCCCTGCTGCTTCATGGCTGCTTTAGATTCTTTAAGCAACTTTTCAGACATTGGGCTGGGTTCTTTTGGAACCAATTTTTGTGGCTCTTTGGCCCTGGGTGTGCGCTTAAACCAACTCATAATTAAGCCTCCTTTTGATATTTAAGGAGGCTTAAAGAGTGATTAAGTGGTGCTAGATTCTATGCGCTTTAGAATTTCTTCGTAAAAGCTATCTAGCTCGCCGCCGAACTGTCCCATTAGATGTTCGGCGCTGTCTTTACATAGCTGATAGTCTTTTTGTTTAAGTGCCTGTATAAACCCTGCATGAAGATTTTTAAAGGTATCTAATGTAGCGAAGCCAGCAAGTCCAATCTTTTCCGGGGGCACTACACAATATGCAGTTAAAGGCTTGCCCTCAACTTCAAACGTTTCTAGCTCTAATACAGTGTGACTGCTCTTAAGGGTTTCTGCTACTTCATTATTCCAAACAATTTGCATTATCTTCTCTTTTCTAATCCTAATCGGCAGAACACTTGCTGTACTGCGTTTGCTTGACTTACACAGTCTTCTAGAGCATTGTGCAAGCCAACTTTGCCCTTTACCCTTGGATCACCGTGTACTTTAAACAGGGTACGGCTATCGGCAATTTGCCAAAACTGCCATGGTGTAGGCCAACCATATTGCTCATACAAGTTTTCTAGAATAGCAATGTCAAATACTGGGCCTTGGCACCAAATGTTTTCTACTCCAACTAAAAAGCGATTAAGCTCTTTGTACATCTGCTCCACCGGAACTCGTCCTTCTGTGCCCAGAGCTTCTTCTCGTACATCGTCTGCTTGCTTCATCCACCATTGCAGTGTGTCCTCTTGAACAGTGCGTCCTCGCGCTATTTGTTCGTCTGCATCTGGACGGATATACAAGCCGGGCCCCGGATCTTCCATTGTATATGGATTAAACTTAACGGCACCCAATGTTAGGATAACACACCCAGGTCGGGTGCCTAGTGTTTCCAAATCCAGCATTACGTCCATTTTAGGCTCTTATTGGTTACGTTGAATTCCAATATCCATTCGTAATTGGTTATACAAATTATATTGGCTATCTAAAAATTTCATAGGGTTTGCAGGTGGCTGCATAATTTCAAATCTCAGAGATTCTGCAATGTCTGCAAACGCATGTGATTTATGTGCATTACGTAGTTCGGCAAAAATTTCTTCTCGTTTGGATTCGGGAATTGACTTAGGAATTCCATATGCATACCACCCAAATAAGTGGTAATGGGGAATTACCGAACTAAACAATTTGATATTGTTTAAATCATTGAAATCTCGAATTGACGACTTATCTGTGACTGCAAGAATTTTGAGTTTGTTATCTTTGTGAAACATAGATTGTACACCCAGGCCATCAATAACGCAATCAAGGCTACCGTTCATTGTGTTTAAACTTGCCTCGCCACTGTTCTTGAATGTAATAACCTGTGCATCATGAATGTTTAACTTATTAAACAATACCTTAGCAAAGAAGATACTGGCAAGATTACCAGCACCGCAATTGACGGGTCTAGTTCTAGCCAACTTGATAAAGCTGTCAAAGTCTTTTATTCCACTTTTTGGATTTACAGCAAGGCTATAACTGTTCTTATAGACTGGCCCGTAGATAGCAAAGTCTTCAACTTTAAAACCCGGAGTTTCGTTTAAAACTTGGTTCATTGTCAGTACACTCATTGGCAAAATAATTACCGTAGTGACTTCAGGTGCACGTTGTTGGACATACTGCAATGCAATTCGGCCATCAGCACCACCTTTGTTGACTACTATGAATTCCTTTGATGGCACACGGTCACTAAGATACTTGTGTACGTTACGCCCATACATATCTGCTGCGCCTGCTCCGGCAGCAAACGGAATAACAATCTCAACTAACTCTGCGCTCCATGCAGATGATGCTACTAACAACAAACTTAATAAGAACTTTTTCATTAGGTGGACTTTAATACTTTCATTGTCTCTGCGGCCACTACACGTTTACGTAGGCTGCTGCTAGAGAAGCTGTGGTCACGTCCGTTAAAGACAATTTCAATTCCACGTTTCCAACAAGCTTCGTCGCCGCTAAATGGTTTACCTTCATATTCTACTCCCAAGATACGTACATCAACTGGGAGTATGAGTAATAGGTCAACGAGGTCCTGTTCGGTTTGGTAAACAACAACTTCGTCAACATAACGGCACGCCGCAAGTTGGATTTGTCGTTCTACAATACTTTGTACAGGATGGTTCTTAGTATCAGGTCGATCAATGGTTGGATCGGTTTGCAAGCCACAGATCAAATAATCGCAATGGTTCTTGGCTTCAGATAACATGGCGATATGTCCTGCGTGAAGCATATCGAATGTACTAAAGGTGATACCAATGCGTTTACCGTCTTGTTTAAGTTTTTTAATATGGTTGAAAATCATGAGTTAAATGTTACACCGGCATTACTGGTCAACTTCAATCTTAACTTGCAATGGATAGCCATTGTTACGTGCCAATTGTGTTACCTCGATGCCCTTTTGTTCTGCAATTTCATATGGCAACACTGCAACAACAGCAGAGCCTTCTTCATGAACTCGTTGAGTAATGGCCTCTGCACCACCTTGATCGTAATGGAAAACAATTTTCAGAGTTTCAATAACAAACTCCATACTGGTTGTTTCATCGTTGACATAAATTACACGGTAGCTAGGAGGCTCGGGGATATTGAGTTTAGGTTCGATGCGTTGACGTACAGTTGTTTCAGTTTTAGTTGCCATAATGATTACCTTTATAGGGGGATTGTGTTCCCCCTATTGTAGCAGATTTTGATTTACTTTGCAAAGGTGATTTCGATCTTCTTTGCCTTCTTTTCTTCTGGAACAATGGATTCCAGTTCAATAGACAAGATACCGTTTTCAACTTTTGCGCCGCGCACTTCAACGTTATCAGCTAACGTAAAATCGCGATCAAAGCTGCGATTACTGATTCCTTGGTGCAAGTAATCGGGACTTGGGTGGTTGTCGTCCTTGACTTTTGCACCAGTTACAGTAAGAACATTATCAGCTAGACTCACATCAATTTCGCTTTCTGCAAAGCCAGCTACAGCAACTTCAACCGTAAACTTTGTTTCACTTACGCGAACAATGTTGTAAGGTGGATAGTTGTCCTTAGCTGTAGAAAAAGTGCGATTTAGTTCCTCAAACATACGGTCAAAGCCAATGGCATGACGATGTAAAGCAGGTAGGTCTAGAGTACGAATGTTAAATTGTGTCATGTTATTCTCCTTTAATAAGCAAGTTATGACAATTGAAATGTAGCCCAACTATTGGCACTACATGTTTATTTATTATACTTAGAAAAAGTATTAATACAACTTTTTCGGCAATTGTTGAGCTTCTAGCTTCTTGGTCCAGCGGCGTTTTGCTTGACTCTTTTTGCGCTTGCGCTCTGTGGTGGGTTTTTCGAAAAATTCACGCTCACGCAGGTCTTGCAACTTGCCGCTTTCCATGATTTTCTTTTTAAATTTACGTAGTGCCTTTTCTACGTTGCCATCATGCACTACTACTGTTCCTGCTTTGAAGGGGTCTTTGTTATATGCCATAATTTATTTAGTAAAGTAATCAACTGGGTTTTTCAGTTCAAAATCAGGACCAAAACGAGTAGACTTTAAGATCGGCACTGTTGAATCCTGGTGCTGCAAGATAGTATCGGCTTTGACCAATACCTTGGATAACCATTCTGTATTGTCCATACCGGCATGGTAGAAATATACATCGTATGCAGTGTCTATAGTTCTACACTCATCGGCGCACTCTGATATTTGCTTTTCAGTTGCATCAATGATTAGGATATTTTCAATTAGGTCCGGTGGTGTTATGAAATTACAATGCATTTTTATTTAGATAATGTTGAATTTGTTCTTTTTCTATATCAGTTAAAGACTCTAAATCGTAGCGACCAGCTTCAATTTCGTCAATTAAATGTTTGATGTACTGCTCTTCGTAGGCATAAACGTCTGTTAAGCTCTTGTCGACTTCGATCCATTTAACTCCATTAAACTTAAACAAGCGGTTTGGTAAGAAGTCAGTTCTTAGGTACATGTCCCCTTTTTCCGGCGATGTTGGATACTCATTGCCAAAACTGGTATTGCTGGACTTTTCCGGCATAGTTACATTGTCTGCTTGTACTGGCTGTGTGTACATCATGCCACGGTTAGGACCCGGAGAAGCTTCTGGTACTCTTTCTGCTGCCGGCGGAGTAATGTAATCGCCCGGGCGTTCAATATCGTCTATGCCCATAGTTAGAATTTCAGGAGTATTGCCTGCAAGATTTTGATCAAATCTTTCTAGGAACTCTTCTTCAACCTGTTCTGCTTCTTCGGCTGCTTTTTTGTTTTGCTCAAAGAATCCTTCCATGGCTTTGACTAAATCTGCCTTTTCTTGATCAGTCCAGGGTTCTTTGAAGTCGTCTGGATTGCCTGAGTATATCTCCAGTACCGGCTGTTCGGGCTTGTGTACCATTGGCTCTAGGTCTTTGAAGTGAACAAATGGCGTCTTTAGATAAGCAAAAGGATCCACTGTAGGTTGTGGCTCAGTTGGGACACTCTGAGCTGTGGGCTCAGCATCATCAACCGCCGCAGGTGCCACTACAACGTTTTCAACTACAGGTTCAACCTTTTGCTTAACTTGCGGCTCTTTGGCCCACTTGATACTTTGCTGTGCTGCTAGAATCAGCACTAAAGCCAATGGATCAAATACTGCAACAATTAGTATAATGACAAGTCGTACGGCTTTCTCAAGAATATTTGAATCAGGATTATCGCCGTAGACCAATGCTGCAATGTATTTAATTGGTCCGACTTCCGACTCCACCTTACGGAACTCAGCCGCGAATGGTACACGTTCCTCGGCCAGCGCGGATACTTTTCGTTGCTCCACTTCAATTTCTGCCAATAATCTAGCCCGTTCTTTACCTTGACTTCTCCGAATTGCAACTGCTTTGTCAGCACCTTTTTCATCATTGCTTCGCCCCATAACCTGATCAACGGCCTCGTCCATTTGCTTAAGAGCGGTTCGGTTTGTTTCGATGTTGTCTTTGGCTGTTTTAATCTTTTCATCGTATATTGCTACCTTGGCCATTGAATCGCCGGATACTAAATTTTGATCACTGTGAGCTTTGCTTAAAAATCCAAAACATCCCAGGCTGGTTAGCACCATTAACACTGCAACCGATGGAACCAGATACAATTTGTATGCCCAAGGAGCACGTTCCCAGTTCATTTTGAGCCAGACTGTTGCTGTTAGTTTGCCAACGCCAAGACTGGCGCCCATGATAACAATGGGCCAAAAGGCTGCGGAGAAAATGGCAGTAAGACCTACAATTGAGTAGTATTCTGCCACGGCACTGATAGTCAATGCAACAAGAAGGGTAAAGTATCCAAATATCATAACGTATATTTATAGGGTTTAGTCCCGCAGTATACGCTACGATATTGGCAAAGTCAAAAGTTCTGGTTAACTGATCTTCATTACTGCGAAGTTAATGACGATGGTATCAGTTAATGGTCCAGTGCCATTGTTTGAAATAGTGATGTTAAAGCTACCAACTTGTACACGAGTTACCGATACAGCGTAACTGTTGGTAGTAGCACCACCTTGGAATGCAACAATCGGTAAATCAGTTACTGCTGTAACATATGAATTGTTAACCGTAAAGGTTACGGCTGAGCCTTTGGCAATAGAACTTGGCGCTGTTGTAATTTGTCCGGTTCGGCCATTACAGGTCACTGCGGTAGACTTGTCTGTTAGTTGTGTTGCTGTGGCGTTGCCATAAGCAATATCATAACGCAAGTTACCTTGCACAGTTAAGCCAGTGCCGTTACCTGCGCCATCTACTGTTAAGTTAGCTAATGTACCAACGCTGGTAATATTTGGCTGATATGCGGTCATAATGGTACCGTTAACGTTACCAGTTAATGTACCTACTGTATTGGCTATAACATTAGTTGCTGTTAAGTTGCCTGCTACAGTTACTCCAGTTGTTGCACTTACTGACATTACTTGGGTCATAACATTTGACCCAATTGGTACTGTTAAGAAATCAAGGTGTCCACCACGATTTGTTTGCGTTTGGTTTTCGTCTGCAATGAAACGAATTTGTGCGAGACCAGTGACTGGCCATCCGCCGGTTGGATAGCCCGTTCCTGCCAAACGGAACACTTCGTCGCCCGCTACAGCCTGTGTTGGATTAGCTATCGTTCCGTTGAATCTGCGACCTACTAGAATAGAGTATTGTCTATTAGAATCTATGTATGCTCTGCCCGGCGTGGTCCCGTTGTCTTGTCCAGTGATATGCAACATAACACCTGGTACAACTGGGGCCTGCTCAAGTCCTTGAACGTTTCCGGTAATCTCTAACGCCCCATAGTTTAATGAATCGGTAGAAACGATATACTTTCCAATGCCAGTTTGTACGCTATTACCGGTAATAGTAACATTGCCTGTGACAGTAGTCGGGCCAGTGACAAACGTATTTCCGGTAATACTGCTGTTGCCAGTCATTACTATATTACCATCTATTGTTGTATCACCGTTAATGTCCATGTGTCCATTAAAAATACTGGGACCATTGTTGATAGCTTGGCCAGTAATAACAAGGTTGCCAACTTCGGTAATGTTGCCGAAAAAATAGCTGGGACCATCAACAACTAAGTTACCGTTGGTCGTTACATTGCCGTTGAATACACTGTTACCGAGACTTGTACGTGTACCAACGCTGATAATAGGACCAGTGAAAGTTGTGGTTCCAACAAACTCTGTATCGCCAGTAAATGTTGCATTACCTGTTACAGTTAGTACACCGGTTACTGTTGTTTCATTGTTTGAAACAATATTGTTGATTGTTTGGTTTGTGCCCTTAACTGTAAGGTTGTTGACAAACACATCTGCTGTACCATTGGCTAAATTTAACGCCGTGGCAACAACTGTTCCGCCGGGAGTGTGGCCATCGCTTACCCGAAATTGTCCCGTGCTCTCATCATAGAACACATCGCCAAATTGGCCAACGTGTGTACTTGCTGTGACTGTGCTTATTCTACCAGCACGAAACTTTCTAATAGACATCGGGCTTACCCTTCAATGTCGTTATCTTCAGCGGCAACCATTACTGCTGGGATACCTGCCATTTTCTTCATTTGCTCTAGAGGATCGGCTTCGCATGATTCGCCATCGTCGTACATGCTGTCAACGCCTGCTGCCTTTTTTAACAACTCGTGTTTCTGTTGCAATGGAGGAACCATTGTGGTAACTTCTGTGCTGTCAGTGTTATCTGCTTGTACGTCTGATTGGTCAGGACGATTAGTTATTTCGGTGGGCTGTTGTTCTGCTGATTCTTGGCTGTCAATGACGTCTGCCAATTTGCGTAAAAGTTCGCTTGCTCTCATAATTTATTTCCAAGGTCGGCCTTTAATTAACCCGCCGACGTTAGGTTGATCTACTACGTCATTGCCCGAATATACTGTGGGCAGTTCTGTAGAGTCTAATGTATGTAATGCTCTATAACCAGTACCTGCTGTACTACGCTTGGTCTGTGCCAATGCTAGCTTGGCCTCCTGGCGTTCTTGTTTAGTTGGTAAGTGGCTTATTCCGTTTAATGACATAGAGTATTTACCAATTAATAGCCTGCTGCTTTTAGTCTTGCAGCCAGCTGGTTTAATGCCTGTGATACTGTGGTCACATTACTAGTCCAATGGCTAGCGTTGGCCATTGTAAACGGAAGATTATCTACGTAGGATTTGGCAACAGCACCGTTTACGTCATTGACATAGAGCTGTACGTTACCTGTACGCCCGGCTACGCTGCTGACCGGGGCATTAACAACAATAGCTGCATTGCCAGCTGATATGTTGGCAAAGTTTGTGTTAATCTTTTCAAAAGCATTACGTAGTGGATCACCTAATCCATCGTTTGGCGTGACACCTACGTAAACATTAGCAAAACTACCCATATTAAATACCCTTTAAGGTATTTATGGTAGTTAAAGCGTTTTAGCTAGATCGTGTAATGCAAAACTAGCAAGATTCTTGCCCTTGCTTTCGCACATGATGTCAAATTGGTCTAAAAATGTCAAGGCCCAGCGATTGGATGCGTCATTCCAGTAAAAGTCGCTGTGTGCCCGTAGTTTTTGCTTCTTGTGCCCTTGTGCTAATAAAGCTGCATAGTCCGGAGCAACTGTGGATGAATGGCCCACAAGTACATCCTCACGACTGACACTGTAATGGCAAGTAGGCCGCACGCCGCGCCAGCTATCCACAACCTGTCGCACCATTGGATCATTCGGCTGGATGTAAACACCATCCCGAATCCAGTTATGATGTATATCGAGCACGATAGGTACGATATCAGAAATAGCAAGACAATCAACAAGTCCACGTGAGTTCTCCTCGTTTTCGATGGTTAAACAGTTGCGGGCCTCAGGCGATAAACGGCCGTATACATCTCTAATGCCTTGTGCGCCTTTACGGCCGGAGATGTGTACATTGATCTTAAAATCCTGAAATTCTCGGCCGTATCCCATCCAACGAGCCATATCTGCATGATATTCAAACTCCTCTATCGAACGCCCAACAATGGCGTCGGATTCGCTAGCAAGAACAACAAACTGCCCAGGATGAAAACTAAGGCGCACTCCACGGGCGCGAGCCAAAGTACCAATCTCGTCAAAGCCTTTCGCACAAAAGGCCTGAACTGCCGGGTTGCGATAAAATACACCAAAAGTAGGTTCAGTGTAGACAGGCAAGATATCACTGCCAAGGCGTACCATGCGAAGGGATTCATCAAGTTCTCCTACTCGTTGCACAAGTTTCTTAGTTGCTGAAATGTTGTAGCGAATCAATTCCCACAACTTGTCGTCGGCTTGGATTGCAGTTTGGCGTTTGAGCCAAGCCACAGTTGTACCCATTAAGTTAAGTTCTTTTGCTGCGTCCTTGGGACCAACACCATTGACTTGTTCAGGTGTGTCGATCCACTTGCAAGCAAAACCAATTTTACGCATTTTTTAAAATCTCAAACAGTTGGTGATAAGAATTCAGGCATTGGACTAACGCCCATGATACATTCTTATCTGGTAACTCGTCAACCACGAGATTGATGTCTTTGTCAAACGGTGGGTCTGCATACATGAGTTTAAATCCACGATGATTCTTTTCGTCTAGCATAGACAAAATACGTTTGATTTCAGCTCGTTTCTTTTTAAATCTCATGTATGCATTATAACATATTTTGATTAAGCAATCCAGCCCTGCCCCGATATCCCATGATACCAAGTATAAAAGTTGGCGGGAATTTCAAAAGTCCAGAGCTCGTTTGTATCAATGTAACACTTTTTATTACTAGATAGGTGCTGATACTTGGGCAAAACTTCTAGCCCATTTACACTCAGTGCAATTTCTAAGCCACTAGTGCCTTCGTTGAATTCTAGTAGAGTTATCGCTAGTGTAACAGGATCAAATAAATCCAAACTAAATGTGACTTTATCTACATTAACAACGTACCCGTTGAGCTTTGCAATACTATCAGTCTGGCCATGCCTGGTCACTGCTAGATCGACTACCAATTTGTGGCAGGTATCAATAGCCGTAAGATCTGAGAAAGTCTTTATATCTCGGAGCATAATCTATAATAGTGTTTTTACGCAGTGTTTCAAATCCCTTTAGGAATTTTACCAATTGGCTTCTGTGCAGATCTGCATCGTCGGGCACAGTATAGGACTTCATGAAATTATAGTAGTCAATGATTGTATCTGCAATTACATCGTTGACCACAGTGGTGTTACGTATATTCATCTGCCCAGTTTTAACTAAACCATGCCGATCAATGACTGCGCCTATCTTGGTAATAATTTCTTGCCTAATGTCGTTGGGCATGAGTTCAATTCTCAAACAGGCCGGGTCACTTAATATGTCACAACTTTCAGCAATTACATTATGCTCAATCATGTACTCAAACAGTTGATCGAGTTCGTACGCTGTAAATATGTTAGGAGTTATACGCAAAGATACATGTACATTAGAACATTCTCTAAGTTTTAAAAAGCTATCTATATTTTCCAAGACCAAATCAATTTCACTAGGGTATCTGACATAGTTGTTTAATTCAGCAACTGACTCGATACTTATACCCAGATGGAATTCTTTAAACTGCCTAATTAGATGTTCAACTCGGTCATCATATATGGTGCCATTAGTAGTTGTGCCGACAATGATATTCTTGCTTAATCCTGCATCTACTAATCCTTGGCAAATAGCATAAAACGATGAGTCGTATAAAGTCTCTCCTCCAAGGAAGTGTATATATCTAACAGGAATTGTAGTTAGTTCCGAAACAAAACGATCAATGGCATCTTGTGTCCAACTACGATACCGTGTCGGATTACTGAATGTCACTGGATCAATTTTATGTAGTTTAATGTAGTCCTGCTCCAATCGACTACTAGCCACTGGATTACACATAATGCATGCACTGTTGCATACGTTGCCCAAGTCAATTTGCAAATCAACTGGATACAAATCAGCTAACCCGTTGTTATTTTCACTGTACTTAAAATGCTCAAAATGCGGGCTACTACGTGCCTGTAATTCAAACTGATTAGTTATTCCACTTTTTAGTAATTGTCTACTGCGACCACTAAGTTTACCAAATTGGTCTTGATAGTAACAGTTAGAGCAGCCAGCTGGTCGTTGACCTTGTAAGAACTGTGTACGAAGGTCACGCATACGGTTGCTGTTATAAAACTCCATAACAGATGTAGTGCGTATATTTACAGGCTCAGTCGTTTGGTCTTTAAACCAACGGCACTCTTGAAAATCGCCGTTGTACGTTAACCTAACATGAAACCACGGACTTGAGCAAAAAGTGTCTCGTAGCATTAATGTATATAGTCTACTTCAATTTCCCAGTAGGTGCTGCCGCGTAGTTCCGCAGCTTGAATTTCTTGTTCAAATGGGTCAGCTTCTGCGGTTGCAATGGCATCAAGTATTAACTGGCCAGCTTGGCTAGTTTCAGACATCTTGACTAGTTCTTCTGCAACTTGCTTAAAGCCTTCTACTACAGCGTCATACTCTTCGTCAGTCAACTCGTCAATGGAAATTCTTCCGTGATAAACATCGAGTATGAGATCCTTAAGTTCGCTCACCGCTTGGCCTTAATGTCAGCAATGACTTGTTTGGCTTCTGCAAAGTCCGAAATTTCGAGAATCTCTTGGTCTACATAATCACACCATTCGGTGTAGATCTGTGTCCAGTGCATAGTGTATAGTTGTTCTTTATTCATGATATTACCCTTTCGGTTGTACTACGGTGGCTAAACAATTTTTGTCCACGTTCACGAATCAACTCAACTGCTGATTGCGGATCTTGTTCAAACATTGTTTCAAATTGATCTTGTGTAATTGACTTTACAGTGTGAATAAAGTAAAGCTCATAATTACGCTGTGGATTGAAACGGGCCCGCATACTCATTGAATTGATCATATGATTAACTCGATGCACATGCTCGTTATGTGGTTCTTTTTCTGGATTCTTGATACGCTCAAAAATGCTGTCGCGGTCAAACTCGTTACCACGTGACATATCCTCTGTAATGTCGATGCAGGATTCAAGCCCATGGCAGTCCCAGAAAATCAAAAAGACATTGCTGTCTTTGTAGTCAGGCAATGTGTCGCTCATAGCTTTTAATAAAGTGCTTGCCTACATCCAGGCTCACATAGTTAAGGCCTTGCATACCTTGCTCGCTGTAGCTGACATCTTTGCCAACTAGGCCAATGCTGGTCAGGTAGGCTTTTAATTCCTTTTCAAATTGGCGATCAGTGTAGATCAAACTATCTTTGTTTACGTTCCACGATTTAGTGTCAAAATAGACACGCAGTTCGCCAAACTTTTCGCAGTCACTGATGTAGGCCAAATCCATGCCAACGATCTTAACAGCTTTAGCAACTTCGGTCCAGTAACCGCAGCCATCTGTGTGCAGTGTTGTATTGAGTTTACGCATTTTTGAAGTTCCAGTTTGTTGCAATAGCTATATTATAGCACAAAGCTCGAGCCAGTACAATGTGTTGTAAAAATACAACAGTTAGATAAAAACAACCAGGCAAACCAGTCCCATTAGAACTATTAGTCCAATGGAGTCCGCAAAATCTTCGCCAGCGGTTTGCTTACGTGGGGGTTCTAGTGATCTAAGCCATTCTTTAAAAGTCATGCCACTATTGTAGCACAAATTTGGTTAATGGATTGTGTCATTTCCGTCAAGTAGTTCAATGTCCCAAATTTTAAACATTTTTAGTATTTTGGATACATTCTTAGGAGATTCAAATGGAAGGTCATCCGGGAGAATAACCTGTTTAAGCTCACCATTGGGCCCAATAACAAATACATAATCGTCGTCTGCAATGTCTGCATCGTATGCTTCGTCAAATGCTAGTTCTACTTCTGTGGCAGGCTTAGTCATTGTTTTGCTCCAGTCTATTTAAATATTTAAGTATTTCTTTTTCTAATTTTACTATCACTGAACGGTCTTTGTCAAAAGTCTTTCGATACACTTGGTACATAGAGCATTTCTTGTAATGTCTATTGTACACTAAACTTTCAGCACATATGCTAAATGCATATGCATCAATCTCAGACTCGTCGCCTAGATAGCTTTGATCAAATTGATCACTTTTGTATTTCTTAAACTTTTGTTTTGTTCGGTCCTGGTAGTCGTGTATAAGTTCGTGTGTTAGCACTTCTGCAACATCAAACACCAATCGTTGCCAGTCTATGTTTTTGCTCTTAAAGATTCTCTGCTGCGGGTTGTAATAGAGCACCAGCTCAATCTCCCCATTGTCGTAGAATCCACTAACACAAATTGTATCCTTGGATACTTCACTGGATCTTAAAGTTGAAAAAGAATAATCCGTAGCAGAAAACTGTCTACGGATTATTTGGGTTATCTCACTAGCTGCTAGATTACAATTTTTCGCTTGATAGTAGTCTCCTACATCTAGCAACCGGTAATAAGTTTCAAAAAACATTTAGATATCTGCGTAAAATATATGTCCGCCTATACGTTCAATTCTACGCTTCTGTGGGGCCCAGGATGGACGAACTTGACGTGCATGAAAAAACAAGGCATCAGAGTATTTAACCCTTAGCTCCTCATACCCGCCTGATAATAGTTCTTTAGCGATTCGTAAACTTTCTTCCCACTTACTGTCATCCTTTTTAGGAGCCTTTACATTTTGGCACTTCCAACTAAATTGGCAGATGTTGATCTTGTTCCAGATTGTTTGTTCAACTGTAACTGTTTGTGTGCCGACCCAACGGCGACTAACTTCCTTGGTAGTTAGTACTGTGCGTGAAACTGATTTAGTCACACGTTGATTAACTACACCACATACTGATGAGCTAAATCTACTATCACCAACTCTGTTGAGAGTTACTACTCCAACAGCGACCATTCCTTCCTCAGGTTGGCCTGCACTTTCGTGATAGATATTTCGAGCCAAACAGTCAAGTTCTGAGTTGGCTGCAAAGGCAATGCTTGGCATTGCCAGGGCGATTATTGATACGATGATCGAAATCATTTTTTTCATTTTCGTCCTCCTTTTATTTTTCGTAAGAATATTTAAGGCGAGAATCTACCAGTTAAACTAGCAGATAAGTTTAACAGTAATCAAGTAAATACAAAATCATGCCATTAACGGCTTACTTATTCTGGGATAAGTAGGTACTTAATGGTAGATTTTGGGCCTTTGCCTGGTACAAAGCGTTGTCTGGACTGGCATCATTGTGTGATGTAATTCCCACCGAAGATAACAATCTGATGTTGGTATTCTCCGAAACGGCGGCCCTGAGAGTGTCACCTGCTGCATCTTTAGTGACAAGATTTGCCAACAATTGAGCGCTCTGAAAGCGATCAGTGTCGGTTGCATACCCAATGAAACTAGTGGCAAAAGTTTTCAACATACTAGAACTAGTGGGCAAAAATTTCAATCCAGCTGAACTGACCGCAGACACTTCAACTGACAATTTATTTAAAATTTGATACTGTGCTGTTTGGCCGTCCAATAGAGCTTGGGAGTTTGGCAATGCGTTTAGTGCAGAGTTAACCGCGGTGACTGCATTAGTTACAGGAGTCACAGACGGAATGACCTCGGGTGTGAATTCATCACCGGGAGAGTATCCACTGACCCATGTTACCACGGCTTGGTCTAATGTAGTCAAAGCCGATGCAACTGCTGTCGGAGCAACCTTGGTATAGTTAGACACCATGGAATTAATCTTGTCAGTGTAAGGCATTCCGGCAGCAGCACCAAAGTAGTCAGTCATGATAGGATTGCCCAATTCCCCGGATCCTGTGCCATTGGCAGATCGTAATGTATTAATTGTACTAGCCGACAATATAGGAGCATTGGCAGAGGTTGTAGTGTTAGACAACACTGGCACCACAATTGATTTCAAAAACTTAGACACTGCGGCCCAGTTTATAAAAGATCCTTGACCGATCTTGTTGTGTAGATAGCTACCAAAGTCGTTGAATGTGCGAACATTTAATGCAGCCAAAGCAGGTTGTAATCCTATTGCAACTACTTTAGAAAAATCCAAATAGTCTGCTAGTGTTTTTAACTTGGTAGTATCAGCGACAATTCCTGTGGCAGTAACAATGGCCTGTAAGTCGTCACCAGTTACTTGACGGTAAATGTTCATTACAACTTCAGGGCTGCTGCCAGTCACCAAAGTAGTGCTCGACACAGAGTTAAGGGTAGGCAATTCAACCTGGCCAACAATGGTGTTATTGGTTACAGAACTATCTAATTGAGTTGTGGATGTAGTGGATACCGGAATTTTTGTAATGTCTGCAATATCCAGGCCGGCTGCTGTTAAGTTAACAGCAAGATTTCCGTATGAGCCAAGGCCTTGATCTAGTAGGTTTTGCCCAAATACATAAGGGTCGCCTATCAAGTTCATGTTATTGATATTGTACATTGTGCCCCAATTGGCCACAGTGTTGCCCAACAACGGGCCGTTGGATCCAATGCCATTTGTAACCAAGTCAGCAATACCATTGTATCCTACACCGGACCCTGCGTATGTTTTGTTCTCTAAGATATGTATAGAGCCAATGGTGTCAAATCCACCAGATGCAAAACCATATGCAGATGAAAATACGTTGGCAAATCCAGCAACTCCGTAAGTAAATGGCAAGTTTGCTTGATTACTGACAGTATGTATTACACTAGGAACGTTGGTAGAATATAGATATACAGAAGATGACGATACCGCAGAGATGTTGGCTGGATACAAATCAATTAACCAACGTCCGGTAGTAACCCCGGATCCCAATTGCTCCAATGCAGGGATCAGCACAGCACCGGCATTACCGGAAATAGCACCAGCATGTGTATAAATGCTGCCCACTGTTTTTACAGTCGACAAGTTACTAAATGACGATATTGCAGAAAGAACGTCGGGACTGGTAGATAGACCTTGTCCGTTGATCAGTGTGCTTTGTGCATTTAACTCTAACGCCGTTGCCATATTATCCTACCAACACATTGGGAATGCCCAACGTCACTTTGTGTTGTCCACAAGTGCACACTGAGCCAACATAGGCAATAGGTTTAAACTCTACTAGAATGTTGGGAATACCTGTTGCAATTACCGAAGCAGCGCATGCTGGATTAAATCCCGGCTGCTTGGGATTAACAGGGTTACCGTGCGGACTAACTGTGGATGCAATAGTTGCTACCGGCATACCATTGATGAACGTTTTTACTGCGCCCATTGTGATTGTCCCGGGCCCTAACGGAGGTACAGGAAATCCTGTTACTGAAGCTGGTAAACCTACTACTGCGGCTGGAAATGGCATTACTTAATTATTCCTTTGCTGACCTCAATGCCTGTTGTAGTACGGATATAGTGAGATTCAATATCTGCGATAACAGGGCTATGCATCATCACGTGTTGCTTTGAGACAGTTATATTACTATTTATATCACCGCACATTAGGCTTTGCATCAGCCCTAGTCCTTGTTGGCTTGGAATAACCGTGCACGGTTTGCTTAATACAAACTTAGCAGCATCCACTTCCACAAGTTTTGCCACAATTTCGTCACCATTGAGTAACTTGAAACACAGGATGTCACCTGCTTCGTAATCTTTTTGTTTTGCTATTAACATATTTTCCTTAATTGAATGGTTATAACTTTATCGATCGAATACTATCCCACCCGGATGCCACTAATACATAATCTTTGTATAGCTTGGGCCACAACGGTCCGTCCATCCCAGGTAATTCACAAAAACATGTTTCTCCTGGATTTGCGTAGCCAGGATGAAGAGTTGGATCGTTGTGGTCGTAAAGACTGCGATGCTCTTCTATGTAATCGTCCTCAAATGTCAGCCCACGGTCTAACAATACAGCCTGTTCTTCTGCACGGGCTTGATCATTTCTATCCTCTAGGTGCTGATAATATAGATGCAATCTCATTGTTTTAGTTCAGTCCAGAACTCTTCGCCTTTGCCAGCAATGCCTTGGTATCCGCCTTGAATCAATGTTGTGCCGTTGAAGATTTGCGGAACACTGCGTAGTCCCATGTCTAAAAGGTGCTGACGTGCATCTTGATCTTCTTCGATACTAACTGTTTTGTATTCCACACCTTTGCTCTCTAATAGAGCTTTTGCTCGGTCGCAGAATGGGCAGTTGCTTTTTGAATATACTGTTAACATTTTATTCCTTTATATTATTTTATCTTTGTGTAGTCGGTCAACAAACAAATCTATCCAATATTTATATCCTAGTTCGCTAGGGTGAAAATCATCAGGACCTAAAAGATCAAGTTGCTTGGTAGTTTCGTGCATGCCTTGGTTGTTGTCTAATATCCAACGTTGGCGATCTATTGCATTTACTAAGCAAGCATTAGCAGGATATCTACGTGCGCCGTATTCGCATGTTTTCTCATACATAATGTCGGGACTTGCATCTAGCTGATTAATCATTGATGTAAAATAATGCGGAACATTCAATGACCCAAGGTAGCTTTGTATCTTTATCATCTCTGTTAGACTGTTGAACTGTAACTGTTCTTGGTCAACAAATCTATGATATCCACCAAACAACATGTCAGCAAAACTATGTTCCAATTGGTCCCAACTACCTACACCCCCAGTGGAAATATATTTCAGGTTGTAGATACTTGCTCGGTTGACCCAATCATCAAACAATCTGTAGTTAGCTGAATCTATTAGAACATCGTGCCGACTAAGGCCAGTCCAACTAACATAGATTAAATCAAACTTTTCTTTGGAAGTAGCAACAACTACACTATCAGATATAAACCGATTCCCAACACCACAATGCGAAACGTTAGTAACAGTGGAGCCGGGAATCTTTTGTTTAATAATGTCAGTTAACTCAGTTGCAAAGCTACACCCTGCAACGAGTATCTTCACAAACTAAAGCCTTTGAACGTGTTGCTATCAACGTCCTGCTTGGTGCCGCCAACTACATAACTAGAAATTTCAGTTTCTTGTGGTGCCACTTGCACTTCGCTACCTGCGATCCACTTTTGTGTCCACGGTAGTGGGTTCGATCCCGGTTTGATACCACAGTCTAATCCAGATGTGTTCATACGCTTGCAAGTTAGCCAATCAATGTATTGGCACAACAACTGAGTGTTAAGACCAATCATTGAACCATCTTTAAACAGATATTCTGCCCAGGTCTTTTCTTGCTGCGCCGCACTTAAGAACATGGCAGTACATTCTGCACGACATTCTTCCTTGATTTTTGCAAAATCCGGATCATCTGTTGGTAACAACTTGATCAACAACTGTGTGCCGGCCAAGTGTACGTTTTCGTCGCGACAGATCAATTTAATAATCTTGGCGTTGCCTTCCATCTTCTTAAGTTCAGCAAACGCCCAACTACATGCAAAGCTAACATAGAAGCGAATACCTTCTAGTGCGTTGACGCTGTTGATACACAACCACAACTTCTTTTTTAACTCATATTCGTCAACAACAATTTCCTTGCCATTGATAACGTGTTTGCCGACACCCAATGCACGATGCCAAGTACTGTATTCAATGACATCATCATAATACTTGCTAATGTCATTGGCACAATTAACAATGGGCTCAATGGTTAATAGTTCATCAAAGACTCTGCCAGGATCACTGTAAACGTTACGAATGATATGGGTGTAAGAACGACTGTGGATCGTTTCATTGAATGCCCAAGTTTGTACCCATGTTTCAAGTTCAGGTAAACTGCATAAAGGTAAAAAAGCAAGATTGGGGCTACGACCCTGGACACTGTCCAAAAGAATTTGTCGTTTGAGATTGCTTGTAAAAATATGTTGTTCAAAATCTGTTAGTTCCTTGAAGTCTTTGGCATCTCGCATAACATCAACTTCTTCGGGTCTCCAGAAGAATCCCAATTGTTTGTCTGTTAACTTGTCAAATTGTCTGTACTTTAGTGTCTCGTAACGCTGGACCGCAGTGGGACCTGCGCTATCTAAGAACGCCAATTTTTCAGTGTGTTTTTTCTTATCGTTTAAATTGAATACGCTCATTGTTGTTCCTTTATATATCTATGCAATTCTTCTGCTATAGTTGCATGTGCAGCCGCAGTAGGATGGGCAGTAGCTCGATCCAGCTGGCCAATTTGCTGCAATTGCTTTACTGAGTTATGCGAATATGCACCTAGTAGATTTAGCCATGGCACAGAATTATTCGGTGCTGGAATATTATTTACACTGCATAGCAAACTTAACATATCATTATTCTGTTCTTCAACTCTATAAAAATACTTTGACTCTATGTTAGAGAAAAGATCCTTTGCATTATAACTTTGAAAGCTGTTGAAAAACAAGTGATCTATGCTCAAATTATTCAAGTATCCGTTTAATAATGTAATGTTCTTTCCAAGTTTCTTTAACTCGTAATCTTTGTTCCAATGGTTGGAAAAATAATGTTTAACTGTATCTTTAAGATCAGGGTGTCTCATATATCCGGTCATTGTGCAATTCTCTACCTTACCAATGGAGTCAATGTACAGGTCCCATCGATAAATGCTAGTCAATCCCCATATAACATAAACCTTAGAATAATTATTTTTATTTGCTTCAATAAAATCCACTAGTCCCTGCAATTGCCTATCATTATTAGAACCATGTGCAGCAAGTAAGACCAATTGATCTAGTCCTAATTGCTGCCTAAGTAGCCCTGCAAAACTCAATGTTTCAACTACCGTAGGATCCTCAACATGATCAAAATTTAATGTAGTCGCAGCAGGATCAACATCGATAGCTTTTGCTGCTACCCAACTGCATCCTGCTGCAATCAGTACACTGGGCTTCATATCACACAGCTATCGCAGTTTGCGTCATCGTCGATGTCAGTTGGCATTTGCAGTGCTGTAGACATTTTATCAACGTCAATTTCGCCCTGGCCGTCATTGGTGTTGAAATAGTAAAGTTGTTTAGTTCCGTATTTGTAGCACATGATCAGGTGCTGGAGCATCTCACTCATTGGAATCTTTTCGTCTTCGTAGAACTTGGGATTATACGAAGTGTTGACACTAATGCCTTGATCAATATATTTCTGTAATACTGCACAAAGTTTTAAGTAGCCTTCAGGAGATTCTTGGTCCCATAACAATTGATACTTGTTCTTGAGTTTCTTAAATTCAGGTACAACCTGTTTTAATACGCCATGCTTGCTTTGCTTCACTGATACATAACTGCGCGGAGATTCAATACCGTTTGTGGCATTACTGATCTGTGCACTTGTTTCTGCCGGCATTAGAGCCATTAGTGTTGCATTGCGGATACCATAAGTTAAAATTTGTTCACGGAGGGCACGCCATGGCATACGCTCTTTGTGTTCTACTAGTTCGTCAACTTCTTTCTTACGTGTGTCAATTGGAAGGATGCCATCTGCATACTTTAACTCTTGCCATAGTTCACACGGACCTTGTTCCTTGGCCAAGTCTGCACTGGCTTTGATCAAGTAGTAGCTCCATGCTTCTGCATATTCGTCGACTAGTGCCAATGCCGCTGGATCACTGTAAGATACATCATGCTTGGCCAAGAAGTAGGCAAAGTTGATAATACCGTTACCAATTGGACGGAACTCTTTAGTGGCAAGTTCTGCTGCTTTAACTGGATAGTTCTGATAGCTCAACAATGCATCTAATCCACGCACTGCCAATGTACACATACGTTCAAAATCTTGTGGCTTCTTAACGTTGCCCCAGTTTTGTGCACTCAATGTACACAAAGCAATACGACCCATTTCATCATTAATGTCATTTAATGGTTTAGTGGGCAAGTCGATTTCAGTACACAAGTTACTCATTTTGATAGGATGTAATTCTTCTTTAAAAGGACTATGCGTATTTGCATGATCCACGTTCATTAAATAGATACGACCTGTGTCTTTGCGCTCTTGCATAAACTTGGCAAACAAATCCGCTGCTTTAAATGTTTTCTTGCGTAGTTTGGTATTGCGTTCTGCACGTTCGTAAAGTTCTTTAAAGCGCTCTTGGTTGTTGAAGAAAGCTTCGTACATTTCCGGCACATCGTGGGGGCTAAACAGGGTAATATCGCCGCCTTGAATGAGTCTTTCGTACATTAATTTGTTAAATTGGACGCCGTAATCCATCTGGCGTACTCTGTTATCCTCTGTGCCTTTGTTGTTCTTTAATACCAACAGATCTTCTACTTCTAAATGCCAAATTGGATAGTATGCTGTGGCTGCGCCGTTACGCACGCCGCCTTGGCTGCAACTACGTGTAGCTGCTTGGAATAGCTTTAAGAATGGCGTAACACCAGTGTGGTATGCGTCACCTGAACGAATGGGACTTCCAAGGGCACGAATACGACCTGTGCCGATTCCGATACCGGCCTTTTGACTTACGTACTTGACAATTGAAGATGCAGTGGCATTAATGCTGTCTAAGCTATCGTCTGACTCAATGAGTACACACGAGCTGAATTGCTTTTGAGGAGTACGCAAACCAGCCATAATAGGTGTGGGCAAACTAATGTCAAAATTGCTGATACCGTCATAGTAATCCTTGATCCATTGCATACGTGTTTCTTTTGGATAGGCCATAAACAGTGTTGCAGCAATCATCATGTATGCCACTTGCGGAGTTTCAAATATTTCGTTAGTAACACGGTTTTGTACAAGATACTTACCGCGCCATTGCTCCATGGCCACATAGGTAAATGTTTCATCACGCTCGTGCTTGATATACGAGTCCATTTGATTGATCTCGTCTTCTGTATAATTCTCTAGTAATTCTTTTGTGTAATAGCCAATGTCAGTATTGCGCTTAACCAGTTGCAACAATGGCCATGGCTTATATTCCCCGTAGACTAGTTTGTGAATGTGATAAGTTAATAAACGACCCGCAACGTATTGATAATTTGGATATTCTTCGCTAATTAAGTCTGCTGCGCTTTTAATAAGCGTTTCTTGAATGTCTGTGCTTTTAATACCATTATAAAACTGTACATGGCTATTAATTTCTACTTCGCTAGCACTAACTCCTGTGATTCCTTCTGTCGCCCAAAATACAACTTTATGTAATTTCTCTAAATTTAGCGGCTCTTTGCGTCCGTCTCGTTTTGTAACTTGAATTTGTGTCATTGATACCTCTTAATATTATTCTATCTTTAAATCTGCGCTTAGTAATGTTTGAACTAACGTTAGTGTTTTATCGAACTGTTCGTTATTTACGAGTTCTCCGTCAATCAAATTAAGAATATATTTCCCCTGATTGATCCATGCTAAATTATAGACGTGTCTCGATTTTGGATCCACGTAGCTTCTATACTCAATGTCTATGTCGGATTTATGTACAGTTAATGATATAGTATAAATTATTCCGAGACATTTTGCAATATCACAGTAGTAGTTTTCGGTGATTAATTCCCAGGGATTTGGCCACGCAGAAGGATCTGCCGGATCGAGGTAGTAGGGATTAAATGGAGCTGTGGCCCATAGGTCTGCTGTACGTGATAACGCCTGGTCAAGAGGCAACGAATCTAACGTGTTTCGAAAATCACGCCAGGACCTCAAGCGGTCCTCGGCACTTAGTTTGAACATTAATTAATTAGTGAAAAAATTTAGACTGTAAGTTAAAGTGGCATTGCTGGTTGAAGTATATTCAATGTCACCTGTTGTTGGATTTGCTCTTAGAGAAACTCCAGAGCTTCCGGATTCAACACACTCATCAGAGTAGTTGTATGCTCCACCAAAGCCCGTTGCTTGCAACGTACCAGAACACTCGCCAGTGGCTGATGTTATTCTGTATCTTACGTTTAAGTCAACATACGAAGATGGAATTTGAAGTAGTGCAGCAGATACATAAGTGCCGCTAGTGGGCAAGCTGACCACAAGTCCCGGGGAGCTTGTGATTTTACCATTGACTAATCCGCGGTCTTGGCCAAAGATGTAGCTAGTATAGTTGTTTGTTTCAACATACGGAAAAGACAAGTCACCTGTGACTACACGTTGGAATGTGTCTCCAACGCTGAAGTTGTTGTCGCTGAAGAATGAAATAACAGGAGTCTGTGCATGACCAGTTGGATTAATAACAGGGGCGTCTGCTTCGTAGTCAGCTAGGCCAGAACGGTCAAAATAGTTAGCTTGACTTACAAAACTTCTAGAGTCTGTGCCACAATAAACCGCTTCAGCGGCAGTGTAGTGAAAATAGTTGTCAAACATAGCAACACCGGCAGTTTGTTGACCTGCACTGTCTTTGCCTGTTGTTACGCCGTAATACAAGTGATTAAAATAACTGCCTGTGATACTAACGCCAATGGTTGTGTTGTTTAGTTCTATACCATAGTTGTGATCAATAAAGTCACATTGGCTAAACACAATGTTTTCTGCAGGCTCATAGAAGCTTAAATTGTTACACGATACACCAGCAACGCCGGTACCTTTGTCTACATCATATGCCGCCGTACCGCCATAGACTGCAAGGTCTGGTGTTGTAGTATGTGCCATACCTCTAAACTGAACTCTGTTAAAGTATGTGCCATAACAGCCGTCGATTACAAAGCAACTTTGGTCACCCTGTGGACGTTGGTGATGAAACTTCATGTCACTGATGTGATACTCTGCCGCAGTGGGTGTCGCACTGGTTACAGGATTTGCTTGCCCAAACGATGTACCGTATTGGTAAAACTCGTCAACTAGACGCATCAATGGCTTGGCCATTGTACTAGTAATAACAGTGGTGTTTTTACCTTCTCCTTGTAAACGACTATACGGTGGCAGGTTTAGTGTGTCGCTAATAATATATGTACCAGCTGGAAAGTTAATTGTTCTGTGCTTGTTTTCCAATAACGTCAATTGGTTACCTGCGTACACACGATCAATTGCACGTTGGATAGCTGCGGTGTCATCTGTAAAACCGTCACCTTTTGCTCCAAAGTCTTTAACACTAACATAATCATCTAACTTGTCTTGTAGTGTACGCACAACAGGGTGCAACGGATCAGGTCCGGTTTCGACTGTAAAGCCTGCTGATAAACCTTTGAAGGTATAAAAGCCCAAGAAGCTAAACAGATCGCTGTGTTCTGTTAAGAGTTCTGTTACTCCTTCTGTAGGAGCGCCTTCCTCCACGGTTCCGTTACCAATGTACAACCTACGTTGATCGATACTCCACCCAAGTTCTGCACTAGCTAGTTGTGGTAAATCTTGTTGTAAACCACGTCTATGCTGAATTCTACTAATTTGAAGAATAGCCATTCTAATATCCCAATAATACTATATTTAGTTTGTCAGATAATATAGCTCAACTCGTTTGGTCCATTCGTCAGTCCAGTGTGCAAATTCTTCGCCTGTGATTTCAAATTCCAAGTATTCTGGGGTAGAATATCCGCCTTCTGGCAGTTCTTTTGGCTGACATGCCATTAAAATAACCCCAGTATCTATTTTGGTATTAAAAGTATGGTTGTGTGCCTGTGCATAGGCTGCTAATTGCAGAAAGTAATCACTGATATACTCCCGCTTTTTCACACGATTGCTTTGCTTAAAGTCCAGAATAGCGGGCTTGCCTTTCCATACACCAATACAGTCTGTTGTACCAGCATATAACCCACTATAATACACCGGAACTTCGCTGCCCCAATACTCAGTTACATTGGGTTGTAGTCCTTTAAGAATAACTTCTGCTGCCATAAACCAACTTGGGTGTGCAAACGGGTTGCTGGGCAAAGGCTTCATGTCATTGCTCAACACATAAGACTCAAGATAACTGTGCATACGAGTCCCCCGATTAGCTGCTTCTGTGGTAATTTCTTGGGCTCGTTTTTCCCCTGTGCGCTTCTTCCAATTGAGTAGGGCTTGTTTGCTTTCTTCGCTTTTGGTCTTGTCTAGTATAGTAGTGACGCTGGGTACTTTGCTACCGTCCGGCAAACAATAGTGTCGTTTACCCTCAACGGTTGTTCGGTTTAACGGAGTGTAATTGTATGGTGATGTAATCATTATCTAGCCTTAATATATTCTTTGTATAGTTGTTTGTTCTTTGCTGCAACATGGTATAGCTGCTGTATTATGTCCTCTCTGTCCGGGGCATCGTAAATGTCCTTTAACATATTCATGGCCATGTTTATTCTCCACGTCGGAGTAACTGCCCGGTCATATTCTGGATTCAGCCATTCATCAAATATGTTAAATCCCTGGCTCTTTAAATTTTGTAGGCTACCGGTTCCGGAAATCAACACAAACGGCTTGCCAATGGCCAGGCATCTAGCAGTCTTTTCAGTGACCCAGAAGTCACTAAATGCATCAGTCTCGGATATAATTTCAATCTGATACTGGTTACACACATTGGGATATTGTTTAGTACTGGCTGGCCAGTCTATCATGCCTGAATGGTGTGTACTTTGCATGTCAACGTCAAATGTCTTGTTTTCTAACCAGTCCATCTCCTGCTGGTACAACGGCATAAAGTGTCTGTATTCGTGTTGCACCTGTTGTAGCTTAGGTTGGAACACTACAAAGTTATCATTGGGAAATGCATGGTCAATTGAGTACGCAAGTCGTAACCTGGTAGGATTAAATCTTCCTAGTAATGCACCAACAAATTTGCCATTGGCATAGTCATGTACAAAATTATCAGGCAAGTAGCTGCCGGTACTATGGAATATACCTGGGCTCATCGGTATATGCTCAAACTCCTCAGTATGAGGGTCGTGACTCTCAATGGTAATTTGCTCTAATGGAATATTAAAGTACTGTCTAATATTTCTTACACAATCAATAAAGTTACTGAACTGCGTATTTTCCCCATCCCAGAAAAATATGTGTATCTTTTGTCCAATGTAATTCATGCTCAACACATCAAACAACAACTCTTTCTTAGTCATTGAATAATCTTTGTGCACAAATAGATGACCAGCAATGGTAATCTTATGGGGAGTAATTGTTACTGCCTGTTCTATCATAGTTTACTTAATAGATAGTTGGCCCAAATAGCATGACCGTGTTCGTTAGGATGACGACTGTCTTCTTTATAACAGTATTGGCATTGGTCTAACAAGTCCATTCTAGCAGCAGCACGATCCATAATGTCTAGTACGTCGGGAAAACGTGAATCATAGTTCATTTGATCTATATGCTCACTAACAACAATATGTGTTCCGTTTTGTATTTGTTTACCCAGCATGACTTCTAACCAGGACTCCTGGCAAGGCATTGAACTCGCACCATCTGTAAAGTTGTGAGCCACTAGAAACTTAATATGCGGATGCTTTAGCATTATGAATGTTAGTTTTCCGTATGTTTCAAATAATATTTTTTCTAATACACGCTGCTGTGTACCTAAACTTTTGTCTATTAACTGTAGATCTTCGTGCCTGCCCGATTCGGTTAATGTCACAACGCATGTTATGTCTTTGTACGTCTGAAATGAGTCTAACCTGTCTAACAACAGCGACACCCAGTTTACCATTAATATATTGGATCCACCGGGCAATGCTAGATTCATCCAATCAACGTCCATAGTCCGGGCCATCAACTGTCCGTAAACGTGATCAAGGCGGTATTCAGTGTCATCTCGTCCCTCACGGACTTTGGTATTGCCAAGGCTATCTCCGTAGGTCCAACTGTCGCCTACTGTAATTAACAGTTTATCTGTTTCAAATCCAGCTTGATGGCGAATTGAAAACGGATTAGATATCATTGACCAACTTGGTACTTCAAACATAATTGGTTAGGTCCAATTTGTACAGTTTATCCCACTGTTGGTATACATAGTTGCGAAAGTTGTTTTTGTTTTGCTGACATCGACCAAACAATCGTTGATATTCTGCCGCTGGATCTTTGACACGTTGAATTGCATCAACTGCAACCTGTGCATACTGAGCTTGGCGCATGGGATCAGCTGCCATTTCGTCAACTAAACGATAATCAAATATATCTTCAAATACGTCAAACCCCGATTGTTTTAAATGCTCACGTAACTTTGGTTGACCGTATACAAAGAATGGGCGCATGCCCAGAATAGGCTTCCAAGTCTTTTCACTTATAAAGAAATTGTAAGGATCAACATTACTAAACTCTGTTTCAGTTACTAAGCACAGGAATGATTCTTTCCACACATTCATATTACCCAAGCTGAAAATATCATTGCGTATCTTGTTACTAACAAAGGTTTCCTCAACGCCGAGATTTCCATATTCGTCTGCAATACCTTGTTCTTCCCTAAACTCAGTATCGACTACAATGGCCCTGTCACCAGGTAACCCTAAACTAATGTGTCCGCTACCTTGTAGTCCTGCATCTAGAAGATGGTGCACTAACTGTATCCTGTGCGGATGTGGCTTGCGATTCAAGCAGATATACTTACGTGCCGTGTCTCTAATGGCAACATCGTGTTCTTCGTAATTTTGAAAATACAAATCACATACCATAGCCCAGAAGTCAATACGATACTGCACAGCATTGCCTAGTATCAAATAAGGCTTGCCAGATTTTTCAATGGCTTCAAATATTTTAGGAACTACAGGGTCAACAAAATTGTGACAGATAATAAAGTCTGGGTTCTTGTCAATGATGTCTTGAGAGATATTGTCTTCGTGCATCCATGTGGGGTTAATGATCATTACCCTGTTGACGTTTAGCTGTTCTCTTGCTTTGTTTTCTAATATCGAACGTATTAGTTGTTCAACCCTACCGGCTTTCCATGCATAAGGAAACCCGTTGGTGTGCTTAATTATTTCCATTAATATTTGATTTCGGAGTTCTTTCGTGACGAAACCCACATATGTGGGTTCCAGTAGTGTTATTACTATGTGTCATAGTAACAGTATAGACAACTTAGCTTCGTTTTGCAAGAGCCCGTTTAGCCATACCGTCAACTGTTTTAGAAGGATCGCCTGCAGGAGCATCTGCTGCACCCAATGGGTCACTTGGATCTTCGTCTCCGCCAATGATCGAATCGGCTGGTTGCAAGTAAATGTACTTCTTACCAGTTTTAGGATCATCTTCGGGCTTGCCTTTGACCAACTTCTTTACAGTTTCGTTATCGTTCATGGCATTAACTAACAATGTGTAGTTGAATGCCTCGTTGCCCGGGATAGAAGCAACACGGTCGATAACGGCATTGATCGATACGCGAGGAGTCACTGCGTTACTAACCGCGGCCTCGTCACGTAATCCATATAGGACCGTAATTAAGGCCTCGTCGCCGCGAGTATCTGCTTCGTCTTCGATGGGGTCAAGCCCCAAATCATCTTCAAATATAATATCGCGGATACGCATATTAACGACGACTTCTACCTAATTCAGGAGTTGCAGTGTCTTCAATGTCGCCGCCTACAGCAGCAGGCTCAGCATCAAATGTATCCATATCTGTGTCTAAGTCGCTAGTGCCCATTCCCATGTCTGCGCTACCGCCCATGCCGCCAGTAGGGTCACTACCCATACCGCCCATGCCCATTGGAGTACCAACGTCTTCTCCGGCTAGTGCACGAACAGCAGTATCACTGCCTTCACGTGCTGTGCTCAATGCTGAATACAATTCAGTTAACATTGGGCTAACAGAAGCCTTGAATTGTTCTGCTTGTTCGCCACCGATTTGGTCACGGATAGTGTCAATCAATGCAGGAACTTGTTCGTTTTGGATCTTGCTGATCTTTTCTAGCATGTCTTGTACACTGTCAACAATGTCTTTGGCAGCTAATACAGCTTCACTACGACCCATTTCGCTTTCTAGCAAACCTTGTTCGCTATTGAGCCACTTGCCCAGGCCTTCTTTAACCAACATTAACTCAATGTAACGTGGATTCTTTTCAGCGGTGTGAGCGCCGAAGCTTTTTCTAATAGAGTTCATGCTCTCTGAAAGAGCTTTGTTTAAACGTTGAGCTTTAGCATAGCTCATGTTATCGTAATCCACTGTAAACCCAAAGCGGCTTTCCATTACTTTGTTGATTTTCTGTGGTGTTACTGCTGTGTGCATTTCTGATAGTCGCATAGTTGTTATTCCCAAACTTTATTATATTTAGCCTGCTTGTGCAAATTTGATATTTTGTTTCGAGCATTTTCCAGTCTCGATTGTGCAATTTCTAACCGAGATTGCCTAATATCAGCAAGATCATAGTCGTTTATCTTAATTGCACCTGTTACTGCACGGCGTAGGCTCAGTACATCTGTATAGTTTTTATTTATTTCTGTGTCCCACATCAATATTTGGTCCGCTGAACGATAAAAACTTTTAGAAGTATAGATTGTAAACAGTACTGCACTTACTTTGTTCTCGAATCTATGGATGAGTTCGTTGTGTGCATTATATACTTCACAAGTCTTGTTCTGCAACACTTGTAAACGGAAACGCCCAATCTTGTAGCCATTTTTAGTGGCTACAATAATAGGTGTGTCTTTTTCTGTTCGTATTCTAACAATCTCTTTGTTAGTCCAGTCTTTGATGTAACTGGCAGCATAGTCGATTGTTTCTAGGATTTCCCTAGGAGTTTCTTCAACGTATTTTTTTCTGATAGATGATTTGGCCATTTTCATTGAGACGTAGCAATACGTCCTGCACTGTTAATTGATTTGCAATGACTTGCTCTCTTTCACTGAGAGACTTTTTGTAGATCTTAGGTTCTTGAGTAAACCTACCCAATAGATCCGCTTGTTCGTTTGTTAACGGTAGGGTAATGTTATTGATTAGTTCAACTACTTTCATTTTAGATGTACTATTAATGTAATTATTGCACCAACCAATGCACCAAATATAGTGGTTCCAATGGCAATGATTGTTTTGTTAGACTCGTTGGGCGCCGAAGCAATTGCTTGTTTTACCTCGCTAATTAGCGTTTCAATTTTTCCCATACGAGTATCTAAACTCTCCAGACGTTCGTCTAGATTTTTATAACGCTCTGCACATAACTCTACGTGTGCTTCAAGGCTTTTCTTTTCAATATCTGTGGATGCCATTTTGGTCCGGTCTCTCTTATTTTTATGTCACTCAGTGACTCATTTTTTATTTATTCAGCCCGGATCTGTTTAAAGTATATGTTTTTAATTGCACCATGAGGATAGAAGATAGGCAACATAAAACGTGCTGTCTCTGCTAGTCCAACTATAATAGGCACTTGCTCAAAATCTTTAATCAGACCACCTAGCTTTTTACCAGGAAGATCGTAAACCTCTGACTGGTCCACTGTCCAAGTCCATGTCCACACCGCTTGTTCGTTGGTATATAAATCACCAAACTCAAGAAGACTTAAATCAAACGTCACCTTAACAGGCGAAGTAATATTTTGTGGTTGGGATCTTAGTCCCATGCACTGTAAAACAGTTTCCCAATTTCGTTGTTGGTTACGCTCAATGCTGTCCGGATCGTTACTGCGAGTAACACCAGTGGCAGTGATGTCCACTAATGTAATTCCTTGAAATAATTGTAATCCGGTATTGCTCATACAGTATTTAGCGGCCACAAAAAAAGCGCCTAATAAGACGCTCTTTTTGATATTAGTGTTAACTAATGATTAGGCTAGTTTGAAGCCACTGTTTGTAACAGTAACGCCGCCGCCCATCCATACGTTTGCGCCAACACCGATGTTGCCAGCGATAGCACGTAAACGTGTTTGGATACCTGTTGCGTCAGTTCCAGTTGCTTCAACTAAAACGCTCAATTGACCGCCAGTTGCTTCAACTTGGTACATAACAACAGTACTGTCGATAGCGATTTGACGCAAGATGGTTTCAACTGCACCACCTGTAGCCATTTCACCAGCGCCAAAGTTTTGGCTGTTGCCTAATAAAATTTTCAATGCTGTAGGAACTTTTGTAAGACCTGTAGCAATAACGATGCCAGTGCTAGAAGCTGGACTTGTTAGACCTGCGTCTACGTTTAGAACTGGTAATGCATCACCTGCATAACGTGTTTGGATAGCCATTTTTAATTCTCCTTAAATGTGTGCGCTTTCACGCATACATTTATTTATGAAGATTGTAAAAAAGCGGCCGTTAAGATGGATTTTTGTTGAAATGTGTGCCGCCGAAACCGGTTGCATCACGTATAACTAGCTTGGATAATCCAGTAGAAGTTGGGAATACAAACCCTTCTCCGCCGGCTTTACCGTCAATTGTTTGCCCAAAGCCCTGCACTTGTGCATTTAATTGTTGTACTAGGTTTACTTTTAGTGCATAAATTGCGTTCCAAATAGCAATCAATGCTTCGTATCCTGCCATATGCTGTGGGATATAGCCAGTTTCGCCGTCACCAATTAGCTTCTTGTGTTGTGCAGGATAATGTGTTAGATACTGAGCAACGCTGTCAATGGGCTCGCCATTGATTTGCTGTCCTGTGATCTTTTTGTTAAAGAATGTTTTTAACGTGCCCATAGCAGATTTAGTACCAACTCCGGTTCTAAACTCGTCTGCTAGACTACCGTACGAACTGATAGCAGCATAGGCCGCATTCAACAAGTTAGTGGGTTCGTTTAATACAAAAGAGTTTCCGGCAGTGGGACTAATAATAGCCACGTTGCTGTTATTGGTTAAACCTGTAACCCCGTCCCACGGGCGATCATTGTATTTGTGCACAACCATGATGCCACTCTTGCCACGTACCAATTTGCCCATTGGGCTATTCTCTGGGATAGAGTAAGTTACTGTGGTTGGTTTAAAAACAAAATTTCCGTTGACCAATGGTAACTTTCCAGTGTGCATTAGGTCGCCCATGAATACACCCGGTGTTTCGCCCACCGATTCTTTAAGACCCTGCCAAATCATAGTTAGTTTAGCGGGCAAGTCAGTTCGTATTTTGCCGTTCTTTTTATTGTGATCGTACTCTACCCATTGTTCTGGGCTAGTTGCATATATGCCTTTTGGGTACATATACTTGTCAGACACAAAGAATCGTCCATCTGCTGTGTGTCCAAAGTACAAAGCAATGCCGCCGTCCCACTTGATAGTAATACCACGAGGATCTCTGATTATCGCTGCGATATCATCTACTGTGCGCTGTGACTCAGCTGACCCCACAAAGATACTGTCTTCAGGATGCGGAATTCTAGGGTTACTTGCGTCAATTGTGGACTCAAACAGATAATCAATAAAATCTAACTTCATACTATATTATAACATTCAGTGTCTTTTAGGACTTGATGTCTCGCGTAGATTTTTAACAAAATTAGATAGCTTTTCGTATTCTGGATGACCGGGTTGATATAATGTACCGGATTCGTCGCGCCATGCATTAATGTTGGCAGGCATAGACCATTTCTTGCCCAGCTTGTCAGTTACAGTGATGCTGCCATCATTGTTTCTAATCATACGTGCTTTGGCCTGTGTGGGTGTAGCAGCAGGTGCAGTAGCAGCAGGACGGTTACTTCTCCATACTGCTGGACCTGTTGATCTTGGAGCCCATGGCTTTTTGGCTGCTGTTTTTGGACCACCTGTGGGCTTACCAGTTGCACCTACTGGTAAACTTGTACCTGCAGGTTCTGTAGAAGTTGCAAGTGGGCTAACTTTATCTAGAATCGATGTAAAACGTTCAGGTGCTTCTTTACCAGTTCTAAAATCAATCCATTTGCCATATTGATCACGTTGGAATGTGTTGTTCTTGTATTGCACAGTAGGAGGATCGTTATCTACTAATTCAAACTGTTGCTGGAATTTAGTGGCTTGAGGAGCAGGAACTTCAGTTTTGTTAACCATTGCATCAGCGGCTGCACCGGCATTGCCCTTGATATTATTTACAACATTCTTGGCGTACTGTTTAGCCGCTGCTTTATCTTTGCGATTGATATTCCATTCGCCAGTGTCGCCGTAGTTTTCTGCACCAACAACATTGCTGATTACATTGCCTAGTACACCCTTAGCTCTGCCGGTCTTGGGGTCATAGCCCATGCCCCAAGCTTCATTGATAACATCTTTAATCTTCACCCTTAAATCTCCTAACGCCGCGGCGGAATTTATCAGGTTCTTGTGCTCGAATACTGTTAAGTAATCTGCGTTCTAACTCACCTGCTTGCTCACTATCGTAATTTTCACGTATAAAATTTATTAGATTGATGGCGCCCTGTATCACATGGATAGCACGACTCTCAACCAGACTTGCTCTGTCTTTATGACTTAACAAGGTATCCAGCTCATCTAATATACTACGAGTACGTTTCTGCAAGATTTACTCCAATTGTTTATATTTAGCGAAAATAGTAAGAAAGGGTTTTAACAAAAATATGGAGCCAGGTCCGGGAAGATTTTAGCAAAATCTAAATTTCGTCTTGCGCTAAGTTCTGCTATCTTAGCTTTGGTGTGGTTGTATTTTTCAGCGTTAAATTTAAATGACTGCACAAAGGTGTTGAACCACGGGTCATCTTTATTATAGTCTAGACATTTTTTCATCAATTCATCGGGCATAGAATCCAATTCAAATGACCTAAATACATTGTGTCTAGTTACATCTGTTACATCACCCAGGCGGTTAGTATCAAAGTATTTCTTTTTCCAGTTTAACAACTCGTAATGGTGTAAAGTGTTTAGACAACTCATAGTAGGCTGAATGGTAAACATTGTGTTAACTGGGCAGGTGTCCTTGTACCACAGCATGTTTTCTTCAGCTTCGCTCCACACCGCACCATAACGAATAAACTCAAATCTTGGACCAACATCGTCAATGCTAAAGAACACTTTGATCAAACGACACTTTGCCCAGAGATCTAATACACGTTGCGATACCTTGATAGTGCCATTGGTGTTGTACCATGCATATATGTTCTTTAATCCAACTCGTTGATCTATGTAATTTAAGATAACTTCGTGCGTGTCAGTAAACAGTGGATCTCCACCGTAAAAATGTATGTTATCTAAATTAGAAAGATCAAGTGTATCTAGCAGTGCAATAATGTCGGGTTTACTAAGTCTAATAGGAAACACAGTCTTGGGAGTGTTTTCCTCTAGCCGCCATTTAGTACTGTTGTATGGACCACAGTATACGCAGGCAATGTTACAGGTGTAATCAATCTTAATCTCTAGGCCACGTGGCCCCGGCAGATCAGTTGCAGTTGAATTGTAGTAAGAGTTAACCCCTGTACGTCGACTTGTGCCGCCATGTTTTTCCATATAGATGCACTGCTCACAGCCCTTGCTATGCAACTGATCGGTTTTGTTTAGTTCACGCAGGTCTACTAACTTTTGAGTGTTCCAAACATCGTCACCAATTTGTGCAATCGATGTATCTTTGTACCAACAACATGCACCAACTTGTATACCACGGCTAGTTAACGTCAATGCTAGGTTGTTGTGTATGTCTGCACAAAATTTACTCATTGGATTTCTTAAGCTCCGATAACATTTTTCTTAATTCTGCGTTCTGTGCTTCGCCAGTTACTTTGGGGCCTTGTGGGCCTTTTTCCCATGCAGGTGTACCTGTTGCTCTTTCAAAGGGTTTAGGTGCACTATCGTCACTGGCTGCTTTGTTCTTAATCTGACTCATGATGCTGGCAACCGGTGGTGGCCCAAATCCAGAGCTTGCATTTTCAAGTCCCGGATCACTGATACGCATAGTCTCAATGTTGTATTCAAGATCGATTTTCTGCCCAACGCCAGTACTACTACGTGACTTCAAACATTGAATTTGATACTTGCCTCGTTCACGCATAGCTCTACTAGTAAAGATACCAAATACGTTGTCAGCAGTGTTGATTTTACTAATACCACCACTAATATGACTGTGGTCAAATTCAACTTCGTCAACAGCACTACGGTTCAACTGACTTGCTGTAACCAACAATACGCCCAGTTCTTTTGCCAAGTTACGTAGTTCTTCTGACACATACTTGTCCTTAACAAACAAGTCGTTGGGACTAACCTTGGCACTAACTGGCATTAACAAGTCCAAATAGTCAACCATAACAAAGTCGACTTGGTTTCCTGTTTGTATTTGATATTCTTTTAAGAACGCACGAATATCATTGATGTTGCTTTGTGCAGGCAAGGCTTTAACACGATAGCTACCAGACTTCTTGCCAACCATCTTGACTTTAAGTGTGGTTGTGTCAATGTCCTTGCGAATGTCTTTGGTACTCATACCAGACAACATAGCATCAGTACGCAAGCTACACAGTTCTTCACTAAGTTCTAAGCTAATGTAAACTCCACTAAGTCCGGATTGTAACCAACTTAATGCCAAGTTCATCATAACCAAAGATTTACCAGAGCCCGAGCCACCTGCAAAGATATTGAGCTCACCGCGACTGAAACCGCCATAGAGCAATCTATCTAACTGTGGCCAACCAGTGCTTACTTGTCCTCCGCTATTAAAGTATTTGTTAATACGTTCACTAGGGTCAGCAAAGTAATCAGTACCCAAGTCTTTTGTTAGGCTAATTTGTACTGCATCTTTGATTAGTTTTTCAATTGGAGCAAAGTCGCCTTTTTCAAGTAAGTCTGCACCTTTGAGAATTGCACGTTCTAGTTCTTGACGTTTGGTAAAGTTTTCGAACTCATCAATGAACCATTCGTTGTGTGCAGATAAGTCTGCCGATACTGTTAGTTCTGTGCCTGTTGTTGCTAAAATCTGTTCAGCTGTTGGCAAGGATCTATATTTGTCACTGTATTCACTGATAAACTTGGCCGTTTCACGTAGACTACGATCAAAGTTTTCAGGATTGTAAATGTTTTGCACACGCACAAAGTTTTGTGCGTCCTGCAACATCATTTCTAAAAATAGTTTTTGTATCTCTGAGTTATATTCTTTATTCATTATTAACTATGTATGCGTTTACGCATTAACTCTATCTTTAACCTACTCGATTGTTTGGCATCTAATATTGTTTTTAATGTAAACAATCGTCCATATGTGTGTACTGCTTCGGACACATCTTTAACTTCCTCGTGCCATACCGGAAAACTAACACTCCAACCATACTCAATTGCTTGTTCAATTAACGTGGATCCGGCCCATACTTCTTTACCTTTTACAATCTTAATATCAAAGTCCGGAACTACGATAACTTCTTTCCCCAAGCTGTCAATAATGTCTGCCTGCACTTCGCTGCACTCATTAGACAATATAGCAACGCCATCAATTGCCATCGCGTCAAACGGGCCTTCCACAACAATAACAAACTTGTTAGCTTGGGCTTGTCGATCCATGTTAAAGACGAAATTGGGTTCATAACTGTTATGGTACTTGGGTTTTATTTTATCGTCCCATGCCCTGGCTGTGTATCCTATTAGTTCATTGTGCCAAGTAAAAGGAATAATGGCCCTTTTGTGCATGTTGTGCTCAGTGTCATCTGTGCAGTAAAATTCATAATTTTCAAGCAGATTACCTTTACGTTTGTACACATACTCAACTGCGCCCTTTAGGTAATCTGGGGACACATAAGAATCATCTGTTAATTGCAAAAAGGTCTTCCACTCTGTAAAGCTCTTTGCGCCGACAGGCAGTGGACGTGGTTGGAATTTAATTTCTTCGGCTGGCTCTGATTTTAGTTCTTCTGGAGCAACCAGCTCTTTAACACGGATCGCATCAATTACTAAACGCTTAACGGAGTTCTCATCTGCTCCGAGCCAACTCAGGAGTTTTCGAAACTTATAGTTAAGATGTCTTCCTGGTGTGTAGTTGGCTTTGAAATTGCAGTTAAAACAAGCATAACTGACGCTACCATTGGGATTAGAAATAATTCCACCACGCCCACGAGTGTCACGGCTTTCGCCATTGTGTTCACAACATACTGCGTTAAAACTAGTCCAGCCGCTACTAGAAGTTTTCTTCTTGGCGGGTAGGTATTGTTTTATTGCATCCTGTATTGTTGTTAACATATGACTATTATATAGTCTTGTTTATCTTAGATCAAATAATATGAGCTCTGACTCTTCAGTTACGGTAAGGCCGATACTGGTTTCGTTTGTGTAGGCAAAGCCATCTCCTTCAGAGAACAATGCATTGTTGATTGTACCGGTGCCTCGCACAATGTAAACATAGTAACGTCTATCTCCGTTGATAGAATAGTTAAAGGGTTTGGTAAAAATCCCAGCAAGTAGACCGGCATCTGCTCTAATAGGTAGCTGTGCTGTTATATCGCAGAACCGGTTTAACTTGTCTTCTCGGGTAAATTGATGCCAGCTATACACAGGAGTAGCATTTTCAACTTCACTTCGGATCCATAACTGTAGATAACGTATGGGTTTATCGCTGGCGTTACCTTCGCCGTGGAACATGCCTGATCCGGCGCACATACGCTGAACGGCACCCGAAGGTATTTCTATAGTTTGCGTGTCGTCCTTGTGGTAGCAGGGACCATCTACAACATAACCAAAGATTTCCCTGTTAACGTGACGGTGACGACCGACATGATATCCAGGTTCTACTCTGTCGTCATTGATAGTTTCTAGTGCCCCAAAGTTCAAGTAGTCAAAGTTGAAGTACTCTTGAAAATGAAAGGTCCTATAACTTAATATAGAACCTTTCTTATCAATAACGCCTCTGGTATTAGCAGGACGTTTTTCAATCATATTAGCAGTCGAACCAACCGTAGTCTTCTTCGCCAATGATTAGATCAAAGCGGTAGATAATACGAACCTTGTATGTGATACTCCAGTCGTAATATGTGTTATTACTGAAAAATACAATACCACGGTCACTAAAGTCGTACATTGGATAACAACTCTGTGCGCTATCGCCCCAGTTGCTTACACTGTCATTCTTGTAAGGATCTCGAGGTTGTCTCTGATTGCTACCTAATCCTGTCCAACCAAAACTACTTGCTAAAGAACCGCTACTGGCAGTCCAGTCACCGATTGGCTGACGGTATACCTGCATCAAGTATTGACCTGTTCCACCTGCTACACCGTTGCCTAAACCAGGACTGTATTCAGTAGCAATGTCATCTTTCCAATCAAACCACTTGTAACCGTTGTTCCAGTTAGACTGTGCGGTACCTGGACGGTAGATGTCAAGTTGAATTTGTGTATAGCTACGATAGAAAGTAACCGCAATAGTGTCGCCTTGGTTGTAGCTTTGTGCTGTTTGAGCCCAGTTTAGATAAAATTCAGTTGTTCCGTTACTGTTACCGTACCAGTTAAAATCAATTGGACTTCCGCCATTGATAGTAATATATCCACTACGATAAGCACTACCAGTATATTTGTTAGTGGTTGTTCCAAGCGGGTATGTTACTTCACTGGCAAATGTCGGATACACCGACATTGGTAAAGTAATCTGCCAGTTGTCAGTGCGTGTATCTGTTGCGGTATAGGTAAATGAAGCTGTATCTGTTGTTTTACTTTGATATGCGGCACCGTCAAATGTAATAGTAATAGTACCATCGTTATTGTCAACTACACCGGTAATGTTTCGGTTATCGTTTGCTTGATTTTGTTTAAAAACAATAGACTGTTTGGCTAGATTAGCTGGATCTAGAAATGCTTCAAGAGCACTACCTGGCCCGCTACCTAACCAAGTGTATTCAGCTAAGCTGATAGTTACTGTGTTGTCAGCGGTGGATTCGGTTACATCGGGAATAAATGTGCTGTAGCGGTCATAGTTGCTGCCAATATAAGTTGTGCCTTCTGACCAGTACTTAACAACGATTTGATCACCTGGGGCAAACGGTACAGGTGCGTTATTTGCTACATATACACCCGGAGCTGGATTAGCAAGATTGCTGAAGAAACTGCTAAAGTTTCCAATGTCGTAATCACCTTTTAGGTAAAAGTAGATTTGATTTTCACGGGTCCAAGTTAGCCATACATCAGCCATTTGTGGCGTATCGCTGTCAGTAAATGTCAAGTTTCCGTTGTTGATATCGGCTACCATAGGAGCAGTTAGCGTAATCTCAAACTTCTTGTAGCCTTCTGTTTCAAAGGTAAATTCTCGCTTGCCTTGTTCGCGAACAAAGTGGAATGTGTTATCGTTAACACCGTCAGTAAATCCTGTGTTAAAGTCTCCCGCCCCGCCTGATCCACCTGCGGCATAATCAAGTAGGTTCCAAGCTGTTGAGCCGTCACCGTATTTGACTTTGTTTGTATCTGTTTCTAAACCTGGCTCACCTTGGGCTAGTACAGGGTTTGTTGCGGTCCAGTTTGCTGCCGAATCGCGTCTCAATTGAATTTTGCTTGACATTATTGTTTCTCCGTATTCTTATTTATTTAGAGCAATCTTTCGATGCTGATGAAGTTGTTGTTGTAATATGGGCCAATCATTAATATGATTCTATAGACCCTGCCGTTATTGTAATCGTTTACAATATATGTTGACCCGTCGCCTGCGTTGGGAAAGTGATATCCAAACCAACTTCCGCTGGGTGTTGTGTTATAGGTAGCGCCCGGCCACGCTGTTGAATGCCCGTTGCCGCCACCGTTGCAACTATAAGTAGCAGATATACTAAGAGTTGCTGTGCCGCTTACTGTAGCACACGACAGTCCTCTATTTCCGCTAGTTGTTACAGTAAACTTAAGATTGTCTAAGGTAACAAACTGCCCGGCATTTACATAACCGCTAGCGAATCCTTTGATACCTACGCCTGCTGGACCTATAGGACCTTGGGCACCAGCGGGTCCTGCCACTCCTTGCGGACCTGCGGGGCCTTGAGCACCATCCTTACCCGCTGTTCCCGGGAGACCGTCTTTTCCATCTTTACCCGGAAGGCCTTGAATACCCGTGGTGCCCACTGCTCCCGGAAGTCCATCTCGTCCGTTGACACCATCAACACCATCTTTGCCGTCCTTGCCAGCAGTACCAGGTTCGCCTCGTAAACCCTGTAAACCTTGCTCACCACGCTCGCCTTGGGGGCCAGGAATTGTTACAACACCTTCAGCATCAACACCTTGTATTGCTGTTGCAAGTGTTTCAAAGTTTTTGTTTAGCTCGCCTGTTAGTTTATCTAACTGAAGATAACTAGGGACACTTAGTTTGTCTAATTCTATTTTATTAATCATTGTTTATCCTTACCAACTAAAGTTGCTAGTTACCCACCATATAAATCCAAGTCCCGGGAGGTCTATAGATATAAGTTTTATGCTCCATCCTGGGGACATTCCGTATGGTGATCCTGGCCATCCTACTACACCAACTTCACTCTGACTAGTGTTTATTACAGTTATTTCTATACCAGCACGGGTTGGTACAGGTAGGCTAATAGTTTGTGCGTCAGTGCCTGTATAACCGTCAGCTTGTGTTACTAGAAACAAGTTATTAGTTACGTTAGTAATACCGATACCGTTAACACTTGTTGTAGCATCAATGAAGATAGTTTCTTGCCCTGTAGTAGCAAATGGATACGATCCGCCAGGATTAGCTATCCCAACGGTATCATCTCTACCATTGACTGCCATCATTGAGCTTCCTGAACGCAAGTATATGCTACCAGGATCAGTGTTAACTGGACTGTCAAGAGCAATAGTTAAATCGGCTCCTGCAAATTCTGTTAGTGCGGTACCGCCGCCGCCTACTAGTGCAGAGTTAGAACTGTCAGATGGGTAGTCTACTAATAGCAACTTAGTGTAGCCTGCGTCTACTGTAGCAGGAGCACTAGGAACAGTGTAGTTACCTGAGCTTAGGTCAACACCTTGTCCAACGTTAAACTTAAAGTCTCGCATATAGCCAACTAGGCCAGCATCGTGTGCTGTTTGGTTCGCAACGCATAGAGGAACTGTACCTGAAGGAATATCAGTTGAGTCAGTCCACTGATTATAAACAGTACCGTCTAATCCCAAATACATGTGACCGTTGTAGCGAGTGATTAGGAAGTGATGCCACGTGTTAAGACTTAGGGAGCCGCCAATACCGTAACCAAATAGGCTACCGTTCATCCAGAAATACAGCATACCGTTTTCTGAACTAACTGCCAACGGGTTGGTTTGATTCCATGTACCAAAGCTGAACAAACGTGGATTGTTTGCGTAGCTGTCTTGATATACCCAGAAACTAACAGCAAAGTCACCAGTACCAATATTAAAGTCTGTGCTTGCTGGAGTTTGTGCATATCCATTTCCAAAGAACTGCATACTGCGATCAGTAAAGCCTGGGTTATTACCTGCTAGTGCTTCATCTGTTACAGTAACACTTCTATTGCCAGCTGTTAAGTACGGAGTATTAGTACTTCCAAACACGGGTATTGTACAGTTAGGATCACTATACAACTCAAGCTGATTCGACGCAGGAGTAGTAACATAAAAATCTTGGTCGTTTAATTCTACGGTAGTAGTGATACCGCTAATTCTAATCTTAGTTCCACTAGTTAATGCGTGATCAACTGATGTAGTGATAACAACAGGATATACAGGATCTGCTTGTACAATATTAACAATGTTAAACGTTGTTCCTGTGTAACCTGGAACAGTTGTAATAACACCGTTTGCTGGCAATGTCATCTTGCCTAGTGCGTCTAATGTCCACTTAGCTGTACCTACCCCGTCTTCACTGGCCTTTATTTCTACGCCGCTTAGTGATGGAAGTTTAACATAGTTTGCGTCATCACCTAGGAACAGATCAAACGAGCTTGCTTTGTTAATGTGAAAGTGACTAGGTAAACCTGGAGCTTCTAAGTTAACACCAAACTGTACGGTGCCGCGGTCTGTGACCATCTCAACACCTGCCGCTGCCACCAGATCCATCTTACCCGATGCGTCTGTAATACTGTTGCCACCGGGCACAGTTACTCTGCCGTCTGTGCCTAGAGTCAATACTTTATTGCCATTTACTAATCGGGCATGTTCTGGGCTAGTTAGGAATCCTAGTGTGTTCCAGGGTGTAGTACCATCACCTAACTTAATCTTATTGTTAGTAATATCTAACCCTGGCTCGCCATCGGCAAGTACAGGATTAATGCGACTCCAGTTTGTAGCTGTGTCTCTTCTAAGTTGAATTTTATTTGCCATTATGCTCCGCCACCATCTAAGTTGTATAAGTTGTTTTCTGTTAGTCTGTTGCCACCGTCAAAGGCTGCGTCAGCAACGCCGTGTCTTGTTGAACTAAATCCGCCATCAACAAACACAGTATCAGTTTCGTAATGTACGCTAGCACCACCACCGTCTAGGTTAGTATTGCGTGGAACATAGGCAGTTGCTTGCTTAGTACCATCCGGGAACTGTACCTTGCCGTCACCGCCAAAGATCCAGTTGTACTGTGTGCCCACTCCATCGTTATACGGAGCATCTGGTATCTTGTTGTTTGATGTAGTGATCATCAAACCGTTTTGTGTGCCGTTGTCTGTGACTGCACTAACAGCTACCATTTCTTCATGGCCAGCAACTCCGCCTGTGCCTTTGAATACCCTTAGTAGTTGTGATTCGCATTCAAACGGCGTAACGTCCGAAGGCTGTGCTGGGAAGTTAATCCACTGAATACTGGTCCAGTAATTAGATCCATCAACAACAAAGTGACTTTCTTGACCGTTAACCCCGCCTACAGTAATGTTTCGAGGTACTGTTAAATTACCATCTGCACCAAGTACTACTTGGTAATCGCCGCTGACAAGTCTATCACTTGCGCCATTAATTCCACCAGTGTAGGCTGTTGTTTGAATGCTACCGTCCGGAAAGTGTAAATCACCGCTGGCCTTAAAGCGCCAGGTATTGTGGTCACCGTCGGCTGTAATGGATACTTCGTTGTTTTCCTTCATCCAAACTTCGGCATATTTGTTGGCGTTGGGACCGCCGCTATCAGTGTATAGATCAAAATCAACAGCTCTGTTGATGATACCCCAAGGAACGGCAACCGTTTTAGAGTTATCTACTTGTGTCCAAATAGCAGCCTGTGGTACGGTGTACACTAATTCAAACTCTTCACCTGGTGAGTAACCGTCGGCATCCTGTCCCGGCACATAATTCCAGGTAAATGCCCAACGGTCGCCAGTCCACTGCTCGGCGATACAATCACGAACGTAACCATCAGTTACGTTGCCTGACACTTGCCAACCCGATAAAGGTAATGATGCCGCTTGTAGTACTGCATCAATTGCTGGGTAATCACCCAAAGCAATCACAACACTCATTAGGGTCCCACCCTGGCTTTGTCCTCTATTATAACCTTCGCTAGTAACTACAGTATATCCTTGGCCCTCGTTTGGTCCCATGTAATCTGCGGTTGAAACATAAACTTGTCCACTAGGTGTTAATGCCAGTGTTCCTGCTTTGTCGCCATCCTCGCCTAATGGGAAAGAAACCGTACGCTGTACTAGAGCACTGCTCCCACCTGTTGAGAATTCGTATTCAGTGTCGCTGGCCTGTGGGTAAACCGCAAACGGAATCTGCACCCAGTCTGTGTTTACAAAGTTACCAAATGGGTCACGGTCTGAGCCAATGTAAGCCCACATGCCGTTATTCTTAGCACCATTAGCTTCTACATCATTCCATCCACTACCTGGACTAGCAATACCAATATCACCAAGATATCCTTCACCGTCTGCTGTAGCACCGTAAGAAGCGTTTACATAACTGCCGTTTGGTGTATACTGTCCGTCTAAGATAGAATAGTATGTGTGATCAATAATGTACACGAACGCATCAGGAGTAAACTGATATGTTTGATCCCCAGTATCTTGAGTTTCACCTGCGTGGTAGCCAGTAGCACGAGTCAGGCCCGGAACAACTAGCTTACCAGTTTGAGATTCAGTTAGTACACTGTTACCAATGGTAATAGATCCTGGGCCCACATAAATGTGTCGTACACGATTAGCCGGTGTGCCGATGTCTTGCAGGATATCAGTACCCGGAACTAAATGTCCGACTTTGTTAAAAGTCCACGACTTTTGAGCACCGCTAAAATCTGTGATTAATTCGATGTCATTTGGACCAAGGCTGAATTGTGTTGTTCTTTGGTTAGTGACAACATCATAATTCTTTAGTGTAAGAGTAACACCGCCTGGCTGTCCTTCAACTGTGGGGTTAAAGACTGAAAGGTTTAAGTCGTTGCCTATTTGAGCATCAATGGAACCTGGAATAGTTAAATCACCAAACTGGCTGAAGTCCCAAGTCTTAGTAATACCAGTGTCACCGCTCATAATGCTCACTGGGCCGTAGAAGTTATTAACTTGTAATGGATCGGTAGAGCCATTGGCTGGTACAACTACTGCTGACGTTGCACCGTGTGATAGGTCAGCATTTTCAATGGTTACACCATTGAAATCGTAAATGAAGTCAGTAACGAATCTAATATTACCAGTATCAGCGGGTGCACCCGGATCACCTTGTGGTCCTTGTGGTCCTTCGGGACCAATCGGTCCTGTTTCGCCCTGAATACCTTGCGGACCAGTTGGTCCCTCGGGTCCTGCGGGGCCTGCTTCTCCGGCTGGGCCTGCGGGGCCTGCTTCTCCCTGAATACCTTGTACACCCGGATCGCCCTGGATGCCCTGCGGGCCTTGGGCGCCAGTGTCTCCTTGGACTCCTTGAATGCCCTGAATACCCTGTTCGCCCTGGATGCCCTGTGCAC